CACCACCACCTGTTGCAACAGCAAAGCACACAGAATCAAGTCCGCTTACATTTGTAGGTATATCAAACGTATAAGGACCAACACCACTTGATTGCTGATCGTAACCGGACGAAACACCCTGCACACACCACGCACCAACATTCGTCAGTGTTTCCTGTTTTGTTGAATCAAAATACAGCGTCCTTGTATAGAACTTACCAAGCGAACACGATACTTTAATCTGTGTTGCTCCTGTCGGAATCATAATCGGCACAAAGCGATACGGAGAAGTGTCAACATCTGATTTGCTTTCAATCGGATAAAGTCCGGTTGCTTGATTTTTAGCAATAATATATGAAGCTGATGTTGCGTTTGCACTCTTTGCGGATGTTGTTGCCATTGTACCGCTTGACCGTTTCTTCGGATCATAACCACAAATTGCAACATAATCCGGCACAACATTGTCCACCGTAACGGCACAGGTTGCCGTCTGTTCCCCACAGGTTACCGTGATAGTTGCCGTCCCCAATTTCAACGGAGTAACAACCCCATCAGCAACCGTTACAACGGTACTGTCTGATGTACTCCATTCAACGGAATCGGTTGTATTTTCCGGAACAGGCGTGGCTATCAGCGTAAATGGTGTCAATGCAGTAAGGCTTTTTGTCTGTTGATCAAGTGTGATCCCTGTGCATGGGATAGAACCAAAGACAACCGTTTCGATTTTATGTGCTGAAAAATCAGCATCCGGGATAACCAATGTAGTTGCCATCTTCATTACCTCCCCAGCATAAGAATCTGTGCGTTGTCATTGCTATCCGTGTATTTGACTACTCCGACAGCGTTTGCTTCTGTTCCTCCGCCTGTCAGTTTCATGTTTCCGTCAACGGTAATATAATCGCCAACGCTCAAACCGCTTGAAATTCCTACTGATTTTGCAGGAATATATCCTTCTGTCTGGATATAGTCAAAATAAGTGTCCCTATCCACAAGCACACCAAGCGCAGATGGAATGTCCGAAGCCGCTACCGCTTTTATACCGCCGCTTGTGGCTGTCATTTCATCTGCTCCAACTGTTACAACCGTTCCAACCGGCACGCTTGTCGGATATGTTTTTAATACTTTTGCAATATGCGGATGATCCGCAGTACCGCAGAAAACCATAGTGTTTTTATTGTTCACGCCCACGACAAAAATATGGGGAGTAGTTGCAGTATCTCTGCTTATTCTTACCATTCTGAAATCACAATCATTCAGATGGAATGTGTGTTTCGCTGTGTCAGCTTCTGCCGCTGTATCCCCAAGCCTTATACCAAGACCTGAACAATGATTGAAAATAACGGTTCCGTTCCCTGTCATTCCTGTCTTTGTGTGCATACCGAAGCACGCACCAAAGTCGCAGTTTTCAAAAATCGCATCTACTCCTGCTTCTCTCATTCCTGCGCCGTATGTTATCGCAGGATTGCTCGACATACTCATTCCAACAGGGATAAAAGCGCAGTTTCGCACGATCCTTGTATATCTTTTCAGAAACTTGAAATCATCATGTACGCAGTAACGGATTGCCTGTGCTACAATAGTTAGGTTTTCAATTCTGCAACTTCCTTGCAGATTTAGTGTTGATATATTTCCACGAACCCCAGCTCCGTAATCTACCGTTGAAAGTGCGGCTGTCATGACAATTGATTCCCTGTTTCCAATGCCGATTAGCGAAACACCGTCTTTCAGTTTCACACCGACCATGCTGTTTTCTGTGTATCCACCCCCAATGTCAGCAGATCTGATTTCCTCATCTGTATATCCTTCAAGCGTGTTATACGTTCCCGGATAAATATGGATTTCATAAGGATTTTTAACAGGGTCAGCATCTGTTATGCTTTCCGTTGCCGCTTTCAGCGTTGAGAAATCTCCTGATCCGTCCTTTTTGACGGTGATGATATTCGGATTACTTGCGAAGCGTTCTGTAAAAAACGCACCATTTTTGAACCTTCCGATCACATTCCCATCAGGATCAGACAGGTCGAGATCAATCCCTGTTTTATTGCTATTTTTATATTCTGCTTTTAGCTGTATTGCGCTCTTTAGATTCTCCACGTCCGCTTCAATCTCAGCGGTACTGCCTCCGGCTACCGCTTTTGCAAGGGCAATAATCTTCCCTGTATCACTCATCGCCGCCACCTACCTTTACCCATTTCTCGCCCGCAGCGCCGTCTTCGTTGTACAGGTATACGTTGCCTGTGTCCACTTCCAGGAACGTGCTTCCGGTTGCGATTTTCTTATTCGTCGGTTTCGTATCGCCTGAAAGGCCGGCGTATTCCATGTACTTCTTCTTCCCTATGACGACGTCGTGAGCGGCTATATTCCTGATCACGCCCAATCACTCTCCCTATATGTTCCGTCTATCAGATAGTTCTGCATCGCATGATGCGCTTTCGTCAGTTTATCGATACTGTTACCGTTTACTTCATGTGATAGCAGGGCGAACACACCGTGGCATAACGCTCTATTGCCATCTTCCAACTGGTCCACCCTGTCCTCGTAAGCGTTCAGCTGGCGTGTATGACTCTCTATGGACTCCTTGTCATTCGACAGCTTTTTATCAATCTCGGTGAACTGGTTGTTCACGTCGTCGAACTTCTTGTTCACCTCATTGAACTTCTTCTCAAGCTCCGGGGTCAGCTTAATCATCACCGCATTGGCGATGCGTTCCTCAATCCCCTGTCCAACCAACTGTTCCCTGTTCTCCCTGCGTTCGCGTTCCTTTCGCATGATCTCAATCACTTTGTAAACGAGAACGACCAGTGCGAGGAGACCCACCAAAACGACACAGAATGTCCACAGCATGGACGGGGTGATCCCCTCAATTGCCTGTTCCATTTTTCTCACCCCACAATCAAGAATTTGGTCATCATGTACCAGCCCTTCCGGCTGCCGTAACTGATCTTCGTCCAGTCATAGCCGAACGCATCAATCTTCACCGTCGCACCAATCGGAACATCATCGTAGATCCTGCACTTCGTGCTCGGTTCCTTCCGCATCTTTACCCACCGTCCGCTTTCTGCGTACACGGTTGCGGTTTCCTGCGTCTTGTCCGGCACCGGCTCGATTGTCACCGGCCCTGTGGCCTCTTCGCTGTCGCTGATATACTGCTTCTTCAGGCACGCGGCCCGCTTCCATTTCCCGATGGAGGTGTCCGTCTTTGCCGTCGGGCTGGTCATGTGGATGATCTTCAGCGGACTGACGCTCTTCACAACGCCGATGTGGCAGTAGTCGTTCAGGTCGCCGTTGAATGCGTTTCCGCCTGGTTTGTACCGGCTCGGCAGGTTGTACCCGCTTTCGCTCGGCGTCCGCATCTTGAACACAACGTCGCCGAACTTCAGGTCTTTGGCGCTCTTGATCGTTCGGATGTCTTCCACCTGGTTGCGGAACGTCCAGTTCGTTCCGCTTGTTGTGAACGCTACGTCGTTTTTATGCAGGCCGTACTTCACCATCCCGATGCAGTCGCACTCTTTTGTACTGCTGCACCCGAGTTCGTACTTCGGTTTTGCCTGTACGATTACGTCGCACTTGTCCACAAACTTTTTCCTGGTCGTCGCCATTACCCGTTGCTCACCTCCGTTTCGCCGTCACTTTCATCGGATGTTTCTGCAGGCTTGCCGGATCGCAGGCTGAATTCGATCTTCGCCTTGTCCAGCATCGCAAGAGCACCCTTCTCGTATACGGAGTTCTTTGTGTACGCCCACACATTCAGGAGCATGACTGCCGTAACGTTGATGCCCATGTACACGCAGTACAGTGCGGACGCAGGCTGAAGGTAAATCACCACACTCAGCCATGTCATGTAGAAGAACCAGAACAGGCTCGTCCACCATGCGAGGCGTTTGCTGAACTGCTGGCGCGGATCCATTCGGTTCGTCATTCGCCATCACCCATCATCTGATTGATCAGGGCCATGATTGCAAGTCTGCGGGCGATGTCAACAGGAGTATCACCCGTGATGCTCTCCAGCTTTTTTCTCAGTTTCTCTATCGTCATTTTTTTCTGCCCCCTATATGTACTACCTTACGTATTTATTTTAGCACAATATGTAGTGGTGATACAATGAAAAATTAAATACAGTTTTTCCATGCGGAACCGTTGTAATACTTCGGATCGCATCTTTCAAACGATGTGCCGTTGTAATGCCAAGCTGTACACCAATCAATGTTCCCGTTTTGTTTATATACTCGAAAATGTTTCTTTGGGCTTTTTTTATAATCAACGGAAACGGTCACAGTTCCGGACGGGAAACTTCCTTGTGAAGCACTAAGCTTTATTTGATTTAAATCATGCAGATAATTTCTTGCTATGTAATTATCATTTCCGTTTGTTATGCTTGTCGAAGCATGTGTTCCACCAGAAGAAATCATGCCATCCCCGATGCTCTTACTCCCGGCATACACATAAAAACCAATCAGCGCAGGGGCTGAACTTGAAATATCAACGTTAAATGTATCAAGGCATTCAATCCATTCTGAAGGGAAATAATCATTGCTCGTTACCGTTGGCGTTGACGTTGCTGAAGAAAGAGTTGCAGTACCAGTCCACGTATAATAGTTGTAATCATAATAGCTAAACTCTATAGTTATTGTGCCTGTAAAAACAGGATAAGTTACACCTCCAAGTTCAAGGACAACAGTGCTGCATCCCATAAAATCTTCTATAGTACGATTATACATCCATGTTATAGTTGCCTCATCAGAATTTGTTATTTGTGCTCTTGCGATAGCATTGAAATTATTAGGCTCTATAACATAAAAATCCATTCCTGCAACAGTGTCTGAAGCTTTTATTGTTAATTCTTTTAATGCCTTGACATTCGCAGAAGTAAGAGGAACAGATAAATTGCACAGAGTATGGTGTGCAGTTTCAATATCCCATTCTTTTGTTGCGGAGAAACTTGATATTTCCATATCTTATTCTCCTTTCATTAAGATTCCGGTTTCAGCCAGATCATTCCCTGAACGGGATTTGCGGGTTCTGTTGAGGAATACACAATCCCGATGTTACTGTGAACCGTCTGAATCTGATTGCTCGACAGCGTCTGCTGCGAAATGGTCAGCACGTCCCGTTCCAGCTTATTCTTCAGGTTCGCGCCGTACACGGTTTCCGCATAAACAGCCTGGTTCGTACTGTTAAAGAACTCAATGCCGTGGTCGTCCGCCGTGTATCCGCCGTCAACATTGATAGCATATGGCACAGGGTTTTCCCGCTCAAGGTATATGTAGTTTGCATCGTACTCGTACTGCCGTCCGCTGTTCTTCGCACTGTTCATGTTCGTGCTGTTGTTTGCCATCCGCACAACACGGCTTATTGCGGCGCCGATATTGAAATTGATTTCATCCTGTACCGTTCCGACCTGCAGCAGTCCGTACGGGAAGTTGCTCTGCATGAAACTGGCGAAGTCAACCTCGTACTCCCTGTACGGCGCAAAGGATCCGCTGTATAAACTCGTCCAGTCTGACCTTGTCATCCAGATTGCTGTGTCCGTGGTGTTTCCGTCCTCAACAAACAGGTATCCTGTCGTTCCGACGGGGTCGCCTGAAGAGAACGGGTTGAAGTTTCCGCTGACAGGCGTTATCGTCGTCCGTTCTCCTGTCAGTGTCTTGGAAAACTCCAGGGACGTATACGTGCCTGTAATCTTGAACGCCTGCGAGTCGCTGTATTTAATCAGCCGTGCATACCCGTTCGTGTAGTCATACAGATTCCAGTTCGTGGACACAAACGACGTCGGGTCGCTCTGCGTGATTGTGCCCGGGACTTCCTTTGTGTACGTGATGGTAATGTAGTCGCTTTGGATCGGGTCGCCGTCAATCGTGATGCCGTAGTTCTCCGGGTCTGCGCTCCATCCGTTTTCAGTGCTGTATGTCAGAACGGTCGTTCCGCTGTTGGAAACGTAGGCAATAAATGTTTCGTCGTCAATCGTCGCCGTCGGGTTGTCAACACCTTCCGGGCGCGTTGCCCATGTAGGCGTCATCGTCAGCACGTACGGGGAGAAACCTGTATGCACCCGTGTACCTTTGATCAGCATCAGCCATGCGTTGCCGTCCGTGATGGACGCTTCCCCGCCGGATGTCCGCAGGATAAATGTTTCGTCGCTCTTCTGGCTCGCACTGGTTTCGAGGTTCTCGGCATACGGGATCATCCGCACATGGAATCCGCCGTCCTCGCCTACGGTTTCACCGTTAAAGCTTTTGCCTCTCGACCAGATTTCGCTGTCGAGGCTGTCGAGGTTATCGTGGTCTTTTTCATAATCCGGCGCTGCACTGGCGTCCTGCTTGATCAGGTTCAGGTGTGTCGTTCTGGTATCTGCCAATTGTATCATCTCCTTGTCTTATTTCGTCAGGCTTTCAATATGCTCCAGCCATCTGTCAACCGTGATGGCCTCCATCCGCATGCCTTCCATGACCATCCGGGAGCGGACCTGGTTGGAGATCATCATCTTGTCGTTGATCGGTATGTTCGTCCACATATCCTTGTGCTTCTCGTAGTACTCAGCGAACCGGTACTCCGTGCTGTCGCGGTAGGTCTTGTTCTCCTGGTCGATCCACTCCGGTTTGTTCATCGTGTAGTAGGCGTCGAAGATCATCATCACGGCGTAGAACGTCGCCTTGTCGCTGATGCCCCGGGACAGGAACTCATCCACCAGTGCGTCGTTGCTGTCCAGCATATTTTTAAAAGTTTTTAAAATATATTTTGGATCATGACGACATACGCTTTCATCCCGCCACCGCCACAGGTAGAACGGCATCTGGCTGTACTTCACGTTCGGGCTGAGGCTTTGGCACAGGATGTTGAAATAACTGTCCTCGTGGATGGTCAGTTTGTCATTGAACCGGATATGGTTCTTTGTGAGGTACTCGCGCCTGTGCACCTTGCCGTGGACAAATGTGCTGTCCATCTCATGGTTTACGTACGTCGGCTCATTCGTCTGCGGGTCGCGTGTTTCCTCAATGAACAGGGAGGTAAGGCTGTCGAACCCTGTCTTCATCTCCCGGAACACGATCCAAAGCCCGCACACATTGCTGAACATGTCATCTGCGTCGCAGAACATGACATAGTCAGCGGTTGCCCTGTCGAGGCATGCGTTTCTTGTTGCGGACACGCCTCCGTGCTCAAGCTTGTAGTAGTCGATTCTGAACGGGTAGGATTGCAGGAAGTCTTCCGGCAGAAAAACGTCCGATCCGTCATTGCAGATAATGACGCCGACCTCGTTCATGTCCACGTTCTGCTGAACGGCAATGCTGTCCAGCAGCGGTTTCACAACCTCCTTTGTTTCCTTGTACTGTGGCACCAGGATTTGCAGTTTCATTATGTATCCTCCTAATTTTTATATGCCTACAAATCGTGAGCTGAAGTATGACCAGTTTGTTGCCGCCTGGTAATCGGATATCATTGAAGACGGAACGTAGATTGTTCCTGTTGTTGGCAGCAATGTTCCTTCAAATGCGTTTGAATTGTTGAGTGACGCCATATAGGATCCTGTAAGGTATAGCGATCCAAGGACCGCACAGTTTCTGAACGCATTGCTGTTAATTGTGCTGCAATTTGGGAAGCTTATGGTTGACAGTGCTGTACAATTCGCAAATGCGCTTTCATAAATTGATGCGCACTTCGGGAAGTATGTGGTTACAAGCGATGTACAGTTATAGAATCCCAGCACTGCAATTGATTTGAGTTCTGGAAAACTAACATTTGACAATGCTACACAGTTGTTGAATGTTCCGTTTGCAATAGAAGAGCACATGGGGAAACTTATTGATGACAGGGAAGTACAATCCTTAAAAACAGTTCCTCCGATATTTACGCATGATGGGAAGTACGCTTCTTTAAGCGATGCACAGTTAAGAAATACAGCTCCGCTGATATGCTCACACGCAGGGAAACTCGCAATTGAAAGTGCTGAACAGTTCGCAAACGCATAATTGTAAATGGATGAACACACAGGGAAAATTGCACTTTCAAGCGATGTGCATTCAAAAAACGCATACGCTGAAATATTCTGACATACAGGGAAACTTATTGTTGTCAATCCTGTGCATGAATAAAATGCAGAAAGCCAAATATTTTCACATAGCGGGAAGTTTGCACTTTGCAGTGACGTGCAGTTTACAAACGCACTTGAATAAATCCCTGTACATGACGGGAAACTTACAGTTTCCAGCGCCGTGCAGTCAATAAACGCATAATATCCGACCCTTGAACAAACAGGAAAACTTGCGTTTCTCAGAGACGCACAACTCCTGAATGCAGAGGATGACATGCTTGTACATGCTGGGAAATATGCTTCTGAAATTCCGCATTCACAAAACGCACTGACTCCAATAGACTGGCACGCAGGGAAACTGATGTTTGTCAGTGACGAACATTTATAAAACGCAATTTCGCTTACGCTTGTGCATGAAGGGAAATTTGCCGTTGTTAATGAATCACAGAAACGGAAAGCACCAAGCCCAATTTTCTCACACGCAGGGAAATATGCACTTTGGAAAGCACAGGATTGGAATGCGTAAGTTGAAATATGTGAACACACGGGAAAACTTATGTTCGTTAGTTGTGAACAGATACCAAACGCATTTCCGCCTACATATGTACATACGGGGAAATTTGCTTCTGTTAATGAACCGCATCCGTAAAACACATCTGAAGTAACACTTTCACATTCCGGGAAATATGCAGTCTGAAGAGCCGAACAGCTATAGAATGCATAATCGTATATATTTGAACAAGCAGGGAAGCTTATTTCTGAAAGAGAATAGCAACAGTAAAAAGCATGCGAACCAATATCAGTACATGCCGGGAAACTTGCATTCTTTAGCTTCATGCATCTGTCGAACGCACTGTCTGAAATTAGCTGAACGCTTTCTGTATTGCATATATTTTCAAGATTTGAGTATTTGGAAAAGCATAATGCCGGAATTGCGCTCGCTTCTGACCAATAGACCGTGTTGAGTGTGCTGCTGATATTGCTCCATCCGTAAAGCGAGGAAGAAGAACCGATGCCAGAACCGGAGAACCACACAGTAGAATCATCGAGATCCCTGAACCATACGCAGTCAGGGAACGGACTGTACGGATTGTATCCAGGAACAATAGACGACACCATTGTTATTGATGCATATTTATATGTCAGCGTTCTTTTTGAAGAAGCGTTCGCAGCTGTAATTGTTGCTTGTGCTGTACCGCTATTATACAGGTGAATAATATAACTTCTGCTTGAATTAAGAAATACGCTTACAGAAACATTGTTAACAGAAAATGAAGATGTAACGGGCAGCATTGTATTTTTGCCAACAGTTGTTCCGGTTATTACTCTCCTCGACTTTGCACCAACTGCTATCGATACTCCTGTTGTCGTAGATATCTGGTATGTAAGCGTTGATGTGGGAAAGCTTACAGATGATGAATACGACACAGTGTCAGGCACCATAGGCAGAGTATCAAGTGCCATCGCCATTTGGAACGCTTCCTGTGTCCCGATGTACACGCTGTCATGAATATACTTTTCAGACTTAATGGGCGCAGCGAGTTCGTTCCAGTCCACGGTGCGGCCGTATGGCAGGTCATGGATCGCACTCACAAACCCGCCCGGGAAACTCAGTGACGCACTCGTATCTCCCTTGTAACGGATCTCATCCGCAATAGAGGTCAGTTCCTGTGCGTCAACAACATAATTCGTAGGCATCAGAAACTCACCCCCGTTGCGCGTTCAAGCGTACCAGTTACCGGCGCTCCGCTTGCGTCATGCGCCGTATATCCTTCAATGATTTTGTCCGGCTCAACAGTGTCCTGCGTAAGGTCAATCAGCGTAACGCCACCGGCAAGAACGACCTTGTTGACATATTCATTGTTGGCCATATCACCACGCTCCAATCGTCACGGTCTTTCCGCCCTGCGGATTATCCTCTTCGGTAACCGGAATCCTGTTGATCGTTACGTCATCTGTCATCACCCGTCCGTACGTGCGGAGTTTCTTCGCATAGTAGAACGAAGCATCCTCACTGTACGGGCCGTCATAATACAGATGGTACTCTCCGCCTTTTTCAATATCGAAGTCAACCGTCTTCCAGCTCAGGTCAACTTCAAGCGTGATGTCGAGAGATTCACCTACCATCCCCGATCACCTCCAGGATTTTGAAAGAGGCGGGTTTCATCGGTGTATACACGCTGCCGTCCCGGAAGATGATCCGCACGTCCCACCAGTACTGCCCGAACGGCAGATCCGTGTCTGGCTGAATCAGAAGCACAAACGCCTGGTCGTTCTCAATCGTGATCTTCTTTTCCCAGATATGAACATCACTTGTCTTTGTCTTTTTCAGGCTGACCTCTGCAATGCATCCGTCTTCCGGTTTATCGTTCCCTGTAAACGTAACCGTGAATGCGCCAGTGTCCCCGCGCGAGATCTCAATATCCCGACCGTTAAGGTTCATCATGTTCCTCGCCTCCTTCCCCGTCAGCGTTCCTTACGCGGTGCGCAGCCAGAAGTGTACCGCTCCGCCACTGTCGCCGTCTTCCAGCTCTGCATACCCGCGCTTGCCGGTCTTCAACTGTGCCCATGTCGCTGTAATTGCGATCTCGACCCATGTCCCTGTGAACGTCGGTGCTTCATCGCCGACCGTCATGTAGATGCTTCCGACAGGGTAACTCTCGCTGACGATTCCGCCTATGGCGTCCGCAACACTCTGTGCTCCTGGCGTACTGCTCATCGGGATGTCTGCCGCCGTCCACGCTTTGATATCGTTAATGTCTGACGTGTTCGTCGCAATGTTCGTCGTGTTCGTTCCGACCTGCGTTGCAATCTTCGGAGCACCCTGCTCTGCTGTCAACGGAATATCTGCGCCCGTACGTGCGTTAATCGACGCAACATCCGCCTGAAGGTCACCGAGTTTGTCTCCGACAGCCCATGCGTCTGCAGCCATACCGTGGATTTCAAGCGTCGTATCCGTCGGGTACGCCGTCATGCCGGAAACCTCGAGGTCGAGTTCGATCAGCGGGATACCGCCCAGTTCTTCTATGCTCTGCTGTATGCTTTCTTCCGTTGCACTTGTATTGGTGTTTACTTCAGACATGATCTCACCTCCTGTATCAGATCTCGCCGACGACCGTCAGCATGTTCATACTCATCGGCAGATTCGGCGTAATGACCTGATCACCGTCCACCGGTTTGCGGAAGTCAGCGCACATCCAGTGCGACGACGTCCATTCCTCGCTCGTGCTGATGTCCTGCTTCGCAATGTAGTACGTTCCGCCATGCATGCACTTCGTGTCCTTTGCCACAGGGAACTGCAGCTCGTCATAAGGCGTCCACGTTCCTTCCGGCGGGTCTGTGTCGTAATGCGGATTGATAACATACCGCACGTCCCATGTGTATCCGCCTGCAGCAAGATTCTCCGTGTCCTGGTTTGTGAACACGACGATGAACGCATTGTTCACCATCGGGTACGCCTTCTGCCGTTTCAGTGCGCCAGATCCGTCCTTGATTGAAAACAGTACCCTGTCGCACTCGCCGAATGTATACGCTGCTCCCGTGTCACGCCTGGTCACGGTTGCGTGGAATCTGACAGCGCCCGTATCGCCCCTGGAGATTGTGATATTCGTTCCTTCCACACTGAACATTTTTTCACTTCCTTCTCTGTTGAATGGAAAAAGGCATCGGATGAAAAGTTTTCACTCATCATTCGATGCCTTGTAAATCTTCAGTTCAATTACATTCTACACGATAATACTACTTGGTGCAATAAGATTATTACATGTAAATATAATAGTACTTTGTTCCAGAACCACCAGTAATTGTTGCTGGAAATCTTACATACCGACCCTTACCATCCTGATTTAAATAGGCTTGTACAAGTGCTTGTGCAAGTGAACTAAGCCCACTTCCACTCGGTTTCGATGTTGACCGTGTTATTTCGCCTGCTCCACCTGCATAAAGTTGTATGTCGCTCGCAGTCGGAATAGTTGGTGCGGCGACAGTATACTTTACCGTTGTCGTAGTTCCATCTGATTTGGTGTAAACATCTTGAATAGTCCACCGTTGAGCAGATGATAACGTCTTAATAGTTGTTTCACTGTTTGTTGCATCTCTTGTCGTTCTTGTTCTCTGCCCTTGTCCGTAATCCCATCCAGCATTATATCCAGCGCTATAACCATCGTTATATCTGTCTGCTTTTGAAGCCACCGTATATTTTACATCCGACGTAGTCCCGTTCGGTGCTGTATATGTGTCAACAATTGTCCATCTCTGTCCGTAATCCAGCGTCTTGACTGTCAGTTCCTGGCTGGTTGCATCCCTTGTTGTCCTTGAACGTTGCGATTGACCGTATGTCCAACCGTTATTATATGTTGTTGCAGTGCTTATGGATCCCTTCGTTAATCCGCTTTCGTCCATCTTTAATATTACTGTCTTTGATCCTGCGTTCTCCTGAAGTACCATTTTTGAAGATGTAATATTATTAGCAGCAACACTCGGATTGTCTTTGTATACCTTTGCATATATAGTTGAATTTGGGTTTGGACTTCCTTCAACAGTAAGATATACGCTTGTGCTCGGGGGTGTGCCATTGATTATGCCATCCGTTGCGGAAACATTGTATGTTGTGCCGGTCCATCCTCCGCTTAATGAAACGGCCCTATTAAAAGTCCATGTTGGGTCGCCTGTTTTTGACGCCCCATGTTTCCATAGTTTTAAAGTGCTGCCTGCAACATCAGCTTTGATAATCATGTCCTTTATATCATCGGACGATAGTGACTGAACATCTGCGCTCTGAGAGCTTGACCCACCTACAAGTCTTAATGTTTTTCCCTGAATATAGTTCAAGTTATCGAGGCCTGCCTGAATATTGCCGGAGATAATAAGACTCCCACCGGATACACTCAGCATGCCTTTTACGGTTGTATCTCCGTCAAGACTTATTTTATCAGCAGATATCAGAACGCTACTGCTGCTGTTATTAATAGACGTAACAATCGCTGCAGGCTTTATTTCAGGATGAGCATCGTTCGTAACAACAAGGTCAATTCTTCCAGCCTGTGTCGTGATTCTTGACCTTAATCCGCCAGGATCATATACTTCATGATACAGGCCATCTGCCGTGTTTGCCAGTGTACTGAAACTTCCGTTTGTATCATACACTTCATGATACAACCCGTTCACGGTATTCCGCAGCGTGCTGAATCGCCCATCCGTATCATACACTTCATGATACAGTCCGTTTACGGTATTCTGTAATTTACTGAACCGGCCTTTCGAGTCATACACCTCATGGTACAACCCATTCGCTGTATTCTGAAGCTTACTGAACCGACCGTTTGTATCGTACACTTCATGATACAGTCCGCACACAGTCACTTCCAGCTTGCTGAAGCGTCCCTGCGAGTCGTACACCTCGTACAGAAGGTGATCCTGGTTCACCTCGTACACGTACATGTTCTCGTCGTTCCGCACGCCGCTTCCGCCACGGTTGTACTTCTTCTTCTCAGCCTTCGACACAGCATCACGCTTTTCGTTGCCTGTGCTGTTGATCTCAACCGTCGGCGTCTTACCCTTCCACGACATGGAAGAATTATGCACGGTACCCTGGTAAGTCTGCCCGTCCCGCGTTAAGGTCACCCTGTCGCCAGCTTCAAGCGACCAGTCCGAGAATGTGCTCGCACTCATCGGTCTTGTGGACGAATTGTTCAGCCTGTCATAAATCCCGCTCAGACTTGCGCCTGTTACCGCCATTAACTCACCCCCCTCAGCAGCGGATTATCCTGAATCAGATACGCCTGTTTGCCCGTTCCTCTCGACTTACTGTAGCTTCCGTCAGACCCACGGTTCACAACCTTGTCAACGTTCGGCGTTTCATACCAGTACGGGTCAAACTCGGCGTAGTTGTACTCGTTCAGCGAATGCGACGATGCATGCACCCAGTCAATAATCAGTTCCCCGTCCCTGTTAAACCTTGCGTTGCCTCCGGCCGCCTCCGCAATCCACTTCACCACGTCGCGCATTGTCGCATGGTTAAAGTCCTTCGGTTCTTCCGTAAGTTTTGCACTGCTGTTGATGAACGAATCCGTCCCCAGAACCACATCCGCATAATCGCATATCTTCTCCAGCAGTTTCTTAAACGTGACGGGATATGTTATTCCGAGTTTGTTCTTGCTCGGCATGTCATCTTCGAGCTTCATCATGAAGTCATTGCATGTCATGCTGATAAGAATCGTGTCCGGTGCCTTTGGGCGTTCCGCTGTAAAGTACCCGAGCGGTACAAACTCATACGTGCTCTTCTTGCCGGAGTCATAAACGTCAAGCATCCTCGTCGAGTTGTCATAGCAGAAACTCCGGCCTGCCCATCCTTTCACCTTGTTCTTCATGAATGCATTCAGACTGTATGAACCCGTAATGTTCTCGCCGGTGTACACATACGCAGCATGTCTTACGTCACCGTTAATCTCGCCAAATGCGAACACAACGCCGTTGTACCCGAGCATGCTTTTGACAGGGAATGACGGTTGTGCAGACGCCGCGACGCCGTTCCTCCGAACGTACGGATACACATCATGCCCCGTCCACGTAGCGCCTCTGACAACAACCTTCACGCCGTCTGTCTGCTGATACTGAGATTCACCAATCAGCACGCCAAGCGTTGCCAGAAAGTCTCCGAACGCATAAGTGTTCAGCAGCCTGTCGTCATTGAACAGGTTGAAACTGATCTCGTTCGACACTGCCTGACCGATGGCGATATCCTCTTCAAGGTTAAAGTAATCCCTGAACTCAATGCCTGCCTGCACGTCAATGTCATCGTTCGTGAACACGGCATCCTCGAAGATCAGCAACGCCATCTGATCCGCTCCGTCCGCTACCGCCTGGTGAAAGGCTGCGCTTGCGTTGTACATCGTCCCACTCCTTAATACTCAATGAACTTCAGCTTCAGGCTGAACACTGCCTTGTCGTCCCTGTTCTTCAGATAGTAGTTGCAGCTTCCCGTACGGTCGCCGACGTAGTAGTTTCCCTTGTACATCGTGTTGAACGTACGCGGATCCGGTGCGGTCAGTTTAAACTTCGGCTTCTGCACAGCGTTGACGATGTGCTGGAGCATTTCCCACTCGATGGCGTTCCACTCGAACTCGTAGTTGATCTTCGTTGCAACATACGCCCTGTGGAGCAATCCCCTTGCATCACGGCTTCCGCTCGTGTCCAGGTCGCCGACCTGGTACGTCCACTTGGACGGGTCGGGGATTTGCGCTTCCCCGACCTTTATGCCCATATCGTACTTATACGGATAAACCATCTTCTACCTCCATATCAGTAATTCTCACCAGACGACCTGTTCCACATGTTTCCGCTCCGCTGATTGTGCTGGCCCCAGTCCGCAGAAGGTTTAACAACCACGGTCCAATCCTTGTTCAGTATCCGACTGAGCTGCATCATAATAGATTGCAGTTCGCTTACAACGTTTTGGTTTGCGGAAGTTGCTGCTGTTGCCATGCTGTTCGCCATCTGGTTGTAGTCGATGCCGCCTGACGCAGGTTCGGTTGTCGTTGTCGGCCTGTACATCGGATTATAATCAGGTGTTTTTGCAACTGAACCAACCGTTCCTTCAAGCGGATTTACGAACGAGCGGTTGCCCATATTCACAGGATTAGTCCCACTATTGCCCTTCCAATTCCAACCGTACTCTTCGCCAATCTGATCAAGTACTTTCTGCACAATATCTGAACCGTAGTCTTGTACAAGCTGTAATATCCTTTGGTCATAGTTATATCTGTCAATGTCACCATTGTTCATACCAGCAAGTACTTCAAGTGCTTGGTCTTTAATGAACTGTGCCTGGTAGAACTGTTCCTGCCGTTCATGAAGCTGTTGTGCATATGCCTCTGAATCTTCAAGCGTATCGAATATACCAAGATGCTTTCCAGTTTGCTTATAATTTTCAATTGCTTCGTCAAGTTCAAGTTGTTTTCCATCAACAACCGTAGGAATGACAATATACTTTCCGTCAATTTCAATCGTTGAAGAGTTTTCTGTGCTGAAGGATCCATCTCCGTTGTTAAGGATCTGTCTGTTGTTGAGGTCAATGTTCCCCATTCCATAATAAGATCCTTGTGTTGGAGCATTATCAAAGTATTCTTTGAATTTCAACTTAATATCCATTTCATACACATTGTTTTCATCAAGGCCAAGATACTCTCTTATGAAATTGTCGAGAACTTTCTTTCTTCTTTCTCCGCCCTGTATATCAAGCATTGAAAGTGACGGATCGCCAATGCCATATGCATTAGTTATTGCATCCTTTATCTCTTGACTTACAGTACCTCCGGAATCTTCGATTTGTTGCACAAGCGGGGCAACGAATTTAATAAGATATTGTGCTACTTCCTGCCTGTTAGGAAGTCCATTCTCATCTGTCTTCAGGAATTTAATTCCTTCGAGAGCATTATTGATAATTGAACCGTATGCGCTCTGTACTGATTCCTTTACCTTGTTTTTTCTGTCTTCAGCTTCCCCTATGATGTTCTGCTCAATCTTATCAAGAAGCTCCTTGTTTGCATTGTACTGATCTTCACCAATAAAGTACCTAAGCACCTCGTTCTGACTTCTGAGATCATCCAATGCCTGTTTCCCAGCGGCAAGGCCATCTTCGATTTCTTGATATGCGTCTGCGCTCGCTGTTCCAATATTGCCAATAAACGCAAACACTTTTTCTGTATCACTCAAGTCAAGATTTTCAGCCTCAAGTGCTAAGTTCTGCATTGTTGATACAGCAACATCATTTGCTTTCGCAAGACTTTCAACATACTGCTCGTATTCAAGAATTTCTTCTTCCGACGCCTCATTCATAACAATCTTATCAATAAGCGTATCCATTCTTTCTTTGAATTGCGCCTGACCTTCAGTAAGTCCCTTTTGCATTTTCAGGGTTTCTATACGAAGTTCTCTCGCGGTCTTGCGAATTTCCTCAACAGAAGAATTCAAACTGAGGCTCAGTTCTTCAAGCACAGTAGTAAAGCTGTCCGTTGTTATTCCTGCAAAACTGCTAAATACAGTTTCCCATGCCTTCTTGAACCTATCTGCCTCGTCTTGCGTGAGTGCGTCATCTCCATTTATAATGCCTGTAAAATTGTCAATAGCGCCTAAAGCATCCGCAAGGTCTTGCTTTAACTGTGGTACATTTTTATATACATCAACAACAATTGCATATCCGTTTGATGCTTTGTCAAATCGCTTTTGAATTTCTGCAAACAATTCCTCTACATCTATTCCGCCTTCATTTTTGCGTTCAAAAGCTTCTTTTGCGGCTTCTTCTGCGGTTTTAATTGACTCAACGTAGTACGTAATTGCTGCAGCAGCAGTAAACATTACTGTTGAGAAAGTAAGTCCAGCCACAACACTTGCCGCAGCCTCGCCGGTCATAACAACAAATCCAGCTACTGTAAACATGTCAGCAATAATCTTTTTGATTCCTGCTACTACTTTAAGACCCCTTGATTTATCATTTTCAGGATTTGCCAGTGCAATACCGTATGAAATGCCTCCACTCACAGCCATTGCCAGACCAAACGTAAGAGCACCTGTTCCTTCTCCAAGAACAGACTCCACTATTGTTCCGGCTAAATAATCTCCAACAATATTTGTCAAAACGTCTGCGACAAGCCAACCTGCATCTCCATCTTTCAAATATTGTTTGTCAATTATATTCGTCGCTTCCCACGTAAACGTAATTATGCCAGCTGCTGCAGCAAGCGAACCGATCGTTCCAAGGACTCCTTCAAATACCTTGCTTATTTTCCATCCAAGAATTGCTGCACCTATATCGATAGCTGCACGCTTTACGGAATCTAAGTTTTCTTTAATGGTATCAATAATGCTCTTTAATTTATCGTTGAACTTGTCAACCTGCTCGAACATGTTCATATAATCTTCTGCTGCGGTTGTTGTGCCTCCACCGCCGCCTCCGCCGGCTTCGCTTTGGATTATGTTCAGTTCATCCCAGTCGGCAAGCAAATCTTTTACAGCTGCAGACGCTTTTTTTGCAGACTTTGTTTGGTCATCATATGCTTTTTTTGTTTTCTCAACAGCACGAGTCCATGTTTTTTGTCCGCGAATCAATGCAAAGAATTGATTTACATAATTTATTATTTCAATAAACCATTTTACAATACTTTGCAGAATCGGAATCAGTGACTGCAGCAAAGGCGCAAATGCTGCACCAATGCTATTCTTCATTTTTTCAAGAGAAGAAGCAGCGCTATCCATTGCTAGCGCGAATTCTCCGCCTATCGCCTGTGAATAATAGTATACGTTTTTTATTCCTTCGCTTAATCCAGATGCTAACTGCCTAATTGCGTAACGCATCGTGCGCATAATTATCATGCCCTTAAAACGTTTTGCAAGTCCGGTAAGCGTAGGGAACAAGGCTTTCATATTCGAGCCAAGGTTCTTAATTCCGCTTTTTATTGCATCTATTGAATGGCTTAATGTAGGGCCAACTGCATTTGCAAAACGGTGCAAAAGCGAAATATGTTCAGACATACTCGCATTTGTTTCTTGTATTGCTGGGTTTTCTTTTGCAATTTCTTCACCAATTGTAAACCTAAAAGAAGACCCTTCTGCCTCAAGCAACTCATTTACCTTTGCTTTAACATCATCAACGGTCATTCCAAACATCCTGGCGGTTTCTTTAAATGCATACAGTTGTTCTCTTTCTGTTCCGTTTCCATGCAACCAATTAGACATTAAATCGTTTTCCCTTTGGCGTCCAAAGCTAATGCCTTTAAAAGCATCCTCAATAGATGCATAAGGCTTTACGTCAGAAAGTTCTTTTTTCACATCCTGTACATTGTTGCGAAGCGTTTCTGTGTTTGCAGCTGCTGTTTCAATTCCATTAGAAACTTTTTCTTCAATAACTTCACCTGCAGATTGTACTTCATTCTTAACTTGAACAAGATCATTCTGCATTGTTTTCATAGAACCAAGCGCATTGTTTGTTGCTGTTGTAATTGTTGCAAATACCGCTTCAGATGATATCTTTGCCGCAACACCATAATTCTCTTTTGATACAGAACCAACAAGGCTTTTTGTAAAATCTCCCGCCTCTTTTGCTGCACTTATAATAGTGTTTTTAACGGTGTCAGGAAGGTCAATACCTTCCATCATAGTAGCTATTGTACTTTTAATTGCGTCTGCTACTTCCTTTGCCGCAAGCGGAGCGTTATCTTTTGCGGAAAGAATAGCAGCATTAGTCATATCAGAAAGCACTTTTGCAGCGTCGCCAATTCTACTTCTTACACCTTCTATAAGTCCTTCAACAGTATACTCGCCAACCTTCTTAAATTCTGTTGACGGCGACGCAATTCCAAGGACTTTTTTTGCGGCATCAAGCATTGCAAGCGCCATTTGCCTTGCAGCCTCAATTGCCTCACTATCATTGCTGAATATTCCAATTGCAGCACCAGCGGGAATATTTGCGCCCATTGCACTTGCTGTTGCTGATATTTGAGATGAATCAATAGCAGAAGATGCAGACACACCTCCTGTTGCAGCGGCTTTTAACTCAGCTATTGATTTTGCATATTCAGATATTGACGTGGCCATTGCACTGAGGTTTTTTGCATGAGAAGCAAGACTTGTCCCAGTAAGTGATTTTGCTCCTTCACCAATTGCGGAAAGTGCAATTCCAGCCTGATACGCATTATCAGTCTTCCACTCACCTTCGAGTGCAGCACGAAGATTGTTAAGTTGCGTGCCTGCCTGACCTATTTTTATGCCGTCGCCAACAGCATCTTTAAGTTGCTTAATAGGCTCTGCATTGAACTGTACACCTTCAAGATCCTTGAAAGCTTTTTTATAACTTGCGATAGAATTAAGGAACGTACCGATGTTCGCAAGTGATTTGCTATCATTAACGGCTTTTGTCAGTTTGTTAAGAGGACTGACAATGCCCTTTAAATTCAGTTCTGTACCAACGGCGGTCTGAATACTTTCAAGCGCGCCAGCAAGTTGGTTAAGACCTTCTGCTGCTTTATTAGCATTGCTTTCAATTGTTAAGCTAAGAACTCCTACATCCGGCATGGTCTTTTCCTCCTCGCTGACGCGCCCGTATTCTTACTGCCCAGATTCCGCCTGCTTTTTTTCCATGGTCTTATTGAACCTTGCGGTCATTGCCTGGAACATAGCCATAGCAAGCTTGGACTGGTCTTCCTGTTGTTGTTTGCGAGCCTCTTCCTTCTTCTGCTCCTCGTGCTTCACAAAGAACGGCTTATCCGGATAATCCGGAAGATTCGCTCCCTTTGTGTTGAAGCCTGCTACGAACAGCGGTACGGCCTGTAGCGCGGCAGCGATGTACTGCCCCATGTACCAGTTATTCGTATCAGCAATCCTCTGCTCGTTTTCGACCCGAAGCTGATAGGCTTTCCGAAATGCTTTCTTCGTTCCGTACTCGCCGTCCCAGAATATGTCATACGGCATTCCGATTGCAAGGTATTGCGGAAGTGCCTCGTCAAACATATCTCCATACGGGGTCGGACTCGTCTGCTTGGACTTCTTTTCTTCCTCTGTCAGACGGTCTCCCACGTAGGGGGTTCGGTTTCCTCTTCGCCTTCAGGCTCTGCCATCAGATCCTCCAGCGGTTTCATGTAAAGCTTGGTTAGGATACCGAGCAGCTCATCCTTATGGCTCTGCTGCTTCCATATCTCCTTGACCTTTTCGGGCATCATGCCCTTGTGATGCATCTGGAACGCACCGAGGAACAGATCCTCAATCATCGTGTGCGGGAAATCAGTGTTCAGCTGGAATCCCCTGCGCTCCATGTTCTTAATCACCCTGGCGTTAAATTCAAGGGTGTACTTTTTGCCGTCCTTATCGGCGATGATTACCTTGGTGAAATCCTTCTCAGTTGTCGCAGCCATTGGCTTGCCTTCCTTTCTCGCCTGACTTGCAGGCACACTTTTTCTTGTTGCCATTGTTTTTTCTCCTTATATAAGTTTGGGTCGGGAGAGAGGCTGTCCTCTCCCCCTTCCCTTACTCATCATCAGGTGGAACTGAACACAACGACCGTGCTGGGGGTGACGTTGATAGTCATACCGACAGCCTCGTTCACGCCGCCGCCATTGATACCAGCGGAAATTTCACCGGTCCAGCTGAACTTCCCGTTGTGACCATCGGGGGTTTCTGCACCGGCGGAACCGGTAGCGCCGAACCATACAGCCATGTGCAGTGTCTTACCTTCCTTGGCAACAACAGCAGCATAGTTTTCGGGGGTGTAATTGGCCCCGAAGCTGAACTCGGAGGTGTCGCCGATGCCCTGGATGTAGACGCGCATATAGTCGGACAAGGAGGTAATATCGATACGATCCTTCGGAGGAATCAGATCCGGGAAGGAAGTGATATCGATAAGTTTGTCAGCCGCTGTAAGCGCACTCGTTGTGGTGCTGCACAGCAGATAAGTCTGATACGTGGAAATACCTTTCTGAGCAGGCATAGTCTTTTCTCCTTTCGTCAGTTATTGAATGTAAAAACGCATGAATGCGTGGGTAGAACCCTAACTCGCAATCATGCGTCTTTATGTTATTCTGTTTCACCGTCAGCTTATACGGTAGATATTTCCTTCTCGGTCTATCTCCGCTTCGTATCTGGCGGTGTATCGGAATATGTTGACGTTGTCGGAATTATCAAGATAATCCCCGCCAACCCTTGTGAAACCCATGGAAATCATTTCGTCGTCCGCTGCATTCAATACGGAACGCGCCTCCGCCTTTGTCTTTGCATATATATCAAGCTGATACATAACCACTGCAAAGTTTTCAATCGGCGTTGAGCTTTGACGTTTTCTGACCGTTCTGTTAGTCAGTTCCATCAGGGATCCTGCAGGGAATGCGGTTGGATCTGGGACATATACACTGACGAACTTTCCTTTTGCACACATCGGTGCAACCTTCCGATAAACCCTGTCAAACACATTGACCTCATAGTCTATCATCAGTACGCACCTCCGCCTGGAAGATATTCAGCAATAATATCTGCACCATTCCTTTGGGCTTTATCCATCAAATCCAATAGCGTGTTATACATAAACGGCTTTGGCGGCTGACCGCCCCTTACAGTATAAAACTTCCCTGTCCATCTGTCCTTATATACCCATCCGCGAAACTGACCGCCCTGTGCGTTCTCAATCATCTTGTACTCTTTAGACGGCCTGTACTTTCCTTTTTTTGAAGGATGGTCGGATGTGCGGCCTTCTGAGCGTGCAACAAGCCCTTGCGATTTTAATACGTTGTAGGCTTTTGAGCTATTGATGCGCGACCCGTCCTGTCTGTAATGGTTTGAAGTGCCGAATCCAAACTCAAAGAACACCGCATAACTGACATTGCTGTAAAGTGGATTGTCTGACATATGGTCGTTTGGATAACCGGCCATCAGATATCCCTCTCCGGACTTTCCGTTAGCCATTTCATATCGGATGCTTCTCAAAAGGTTTCCCTTGTTTGCGCCGTCACCCTTTGTGAAATATCTCCTAAGATTAAGCCTTGCAATCATCACGCCGTCTTTAAGAAGTGATTCGCACAACGCATCCAAAGCCATTTGCAAATCAGTATTCAGATTGCGCACATCGTCAATTGCATGCTGGATTGATTCAGGGTCAAGCGTCATTTTTATTTCTTTAAAAATGATTTTGCCCATCAGTCACAATCCCCTTCAGACCGTACATTCATTGTCAACGGTGTCAGCAAGAAGTGCTACGGACAGAACATTTATGCTCGGACGCACAGCGGTAATCGCATACATATGCCCCTTGTATCGAATCTTCCCATACTCGCAGATATCCGCTTTAGGGTTGTCCATAATAAGGACATGCGAATACCGAATCTCAAGTCCGTCAAACGCCTGTATTGCACTTCCGCTTGGTGACGAAATGTTTCCGGTATAAGTAATCGGATCGCCGTACACAGGCTGCGGAACGCCTGTATGAAGGCCGTTATCGTCAAGATCTGACTCAAGGCCTGTGTACGGCATGTACTCAAACTCAGTGCAGTTTCTCTTCAGCAGCTTCACTTCCGCTCACCGCCTTATCGGATTGCCTGTGCGTATGAGTACACATCCTTCAGCATGGCATCCGGCACGTCAGACGACCCGTAATTTCGGTGGATTCCGTTTTCTATATGCTGGATTTCGCCTTCTGCGCCGCGTTTATTCAACATGTAAACGCATATGTTCAGCTGAATCATCGCATACCGATCAGGGACTTCCAGCCCGTCGTAGTTGTCTTTGTACGGATACATGCGGTTAAGGATTTTCTGAGCGGCGATTTCAAGGTAGGCTTCCAGGATGCCTTCGTCCGTATCGTCCCCGTCCATCATCCGGCGGAGCAAATCGATTTTCTTTTCGTTGGTCATCCTGATCATCTCCCTTACTCGCTGATCTTTTTGCGCCTCGTTCCTGAGGACGCACGTGCCTTCGTTTCCGCCTTCGGCTCTTCCTTCGCAGGTTCTTCCATCGCCGGAACTTCAGGCACTTCCGCAGGCTTCTCAGTCTTCTTCGGAGTTTCTTCCTTTTCGGGAATCTCCTCACCGGCGCGATACCACCGGCCGTTCACCTTGATGTTATGAGTCGCAATCATGGCGAACTCCTTTCATATGAAATCTGTCCCGGGCGTCCGAACACAGACGCCCAGGATTATTCATCAATAAACCTTCAGCAGGGCAACCTCGTCCATGCGCTCGTAGCTGGGCAGCACGATCTCGGAAGCGAAGGTGTTCAGGTTCACGGGATGCGGGTCGAGGATCTGAGTCACAGCGACGCCGGTCTCGACAATCTGAACGGAGGCGATGCTCTTGCCCATCAGGTCAGCTTCTTCGGGAGTCGTGCCGTAGCAGGTTTCTCCGAGAGCGCCGGTTGGAACCAGGGCCACATAGCCGTCCGGTACGAACTTCGCAGCGACCTTGCTCTCGTTCCTGTACTGCTTGTCGTACAAAACGATGCCGTCCAGGTCGTTGGTGTCCTTCAGGATCTGAATGATTTCAGCATCCGTCAGGTAGCCGAACGCAGTGCCGGACTTGGTCAGGTAGCGGTTCTTGATGTTGGCATTCGTCCGCAGGTTCTTGAAGGTGTTCTTGTTCATAATCATGATGCGCAGATCAGAACCGGTCTTCGCGGCAATCGCATCCTTCGCATCCTGAATGTCACCAAACGGATCAGCGGTGGCGGGGGCATTCCACTTCGCAGTGTCGTCTGTCAGCTCAAAGTAGTTGGAAGCCCTCCAGGATCCATCCGGGTCGTAGTTGTAGGTGTAATCCACACCGTTCGCAGTGATGGTGATGCCGACGTTACCGTTCTTGGCGAACAGCAGCTGCATCCTCTCACGCTCACCAACGACCAGAGCGCCTTCGATCAGTTCACGGGCGTCATCAAAGACGCGGGCAATCGCGGCGTTCACATAGGGGTCATTGGCACTCTGGGCACGCAGGATATCCTGACGATCCCGTTCCTTAATCTTAAAGCCTTCACGGAAGAACGGCATCTCGGTTTCGACTTTCTCGACACCGATCCGATCACGGAAGGTCGCTTTCGCATCAAAAGCACTGGGCATCAGGGATACCGGAATGCCCTTGCTGCCTTTAATCCATTTCAGATCCAGACCAGCCTGCTTACGGGCGGGGAACAGACCTTCGCCCAGGTAGGGAATCCGGTTGCTGACATTTTCAGTCCAGTTCGCACCGATGGCGGCAGGACTAAACAGTCCATCAAACAGCATATTGGTTATCTCCTTTCATTTTTTGTTTCTTGTTATGCCTGTCAGACGGGCCACTGCACATGCCTGAGCAGGTGACCGCATCCGACTCTTACGTCCGCATAAATCCGAATCCCGCTTGCCCTGCACAGGGAGCAGAAGTACAGGTCTTCACTCAGCATCCCACGGTTCTTGTCCCCGTAATTCACCCAGTCGTACCACGGGTACTCGAGTTTACGGAACACTTCCGTTCGGATCAGTGCACATCCCATACCTCCGCCATGAACCTCAATCTTCGACGTCACCGTACTCAGTGCCATCTCATTCAGTTCCTCAGCGGTATACTCGGATTCCAGCGGATAGTGGTAATACTCGTTGCCGTCATCATCGTACAGTTTGCAGATGCATGTCCTGCCGTGATAAAGGTTGTCAGTTCCCCTGTGAGCGTAGAAGCCAAGGTTGACTTCGTGTGCGTCCTCAAGAAGCAGTTTCAGTGCATCCTTCGGAAGCACCACGTCGTTGTCGACCATCAGCACATAATCCGTTTCCAGATCAAGCGCCTTCTGAGCAATCTTGTTCCGTGCCGTAGCAACGTCATAGCCACGCACGGATTCAAACAATACTTCATGCTCGTCCTTATCCAAATCCCACAATGACTTGTAGGTGTCAGGATAAATCGTTTCAAATGTAGGAACTGCAACGAGTATTCTCATCGGTTACCTCCCGATCAGGTAGCCCCGGTCGCACCCTGCTGAGCGCAGATGTTGGTACGGAACACAATGCCGGGAAGCGCTTCATACAGAGCGGACACATAGGTCACAGTGCTGTGAGCCTGCGCCTTGGTGGCGTCGATAATGCCCTGCACAACGGCAGCACCGTTCGGATTCTTGGTGGGATCCACATCGTACAGCAGGATACCGACAGCACCGGAACCGGTGGTGGATTCACCCGCAGCAGTCAGGGGCGTGCCAGCCTTCAGAACGCTGCTACCGGCCACTTTAACCGGGATCGCCTGGAAGTCCTTGCTGGCCAGAATTTCAATCGTTCCGGCATAAGCAGTCTTGGCAAAATTCATACCTTTTTCTCTCCTTTCACGTTAGTGAATAAATATTTCCTATCGGTCAGACTGACCGATTTCAGTCTCACCGCATATAGGCACTCATGGCTTTCTGAGCCTGTTCGTTCTGTGCGTTCCGAGCCTTGCCGATTTCAGCGGCGCGCTTGATCGCCTGTGCCTCCGGGCTGTTGCTGTCCGCTCCCGCACCGGGACCTGTGATCTTCCCGTACTCAAGCTTCAGTGCTTTTTCCTTCGCCTGCCATGCTTTCTGAATCTCAAGCAGGGCATTGTCAATATCCGATGCGCCGTACAGATGATCCGCAAGATTGCCTGCGGTCCCTTCATCAAGACCAAGCTTCCCCATCACGGACTTTACGGTATCCGCCCGGGCAACCTGTCTTTCAAGCTCGGCAATGCGCTTTGCCTGTGCCTCCTCCGCCTCTTTTTTTTCGGAGGCGTCAATCTGTTCCTGGGTCATCTTGCTCCGCAGTTCTTTCCGAAGGTTGCCCGCTTCGCTTGTCGCCTTGTCGAGCGACGCTTTTTGACGCGCCATTTCAGCCTTCAGACGGGCGATTTCAGCGTCCTTTGCGTCAGGCGTGCTGTCAGTCCCGTCTTCCGCTACATGGGCGTTTATGGCCCCTTCTGTGCCGTCTGCTGATACGTCTGTCGTATCTGCCACATCGCCTGCAGGAGCGGAAACGCTTCCGCCCATTCCGGCATCCCCGGCAGAACCGCCGTCGCCCGCGCTCATAAAGAACTTCGGACCCATCCAGAAACAATTCCGATTACGAATCATGCTCATACTCCTTTGCGTTTTTTACCGTGCTTCTCTGCACCTGTTTATTGTGCGTTTTAACGTCTTCTCTGACGGTTCGCGTTTTAACGTCTTCTCTGACATTTATTTCAAACAGCTTTACGCCGTCTAAAACCTTTACTCAATCGGTTTCAGCATGCACCTGCATCCGTAGTGAGGTTTCGGCGGGATCTCGTTTATCGGGAATTCCATGCCGTGCAACTCATTACATGCGTGGCATGTCCGCTCGTCTTCCTCGGTTATCCACTGCACCCGTTTCACACCTGCATCCTTAAACGCCTGCACAACAGCCTCGTCCGTGAACTCGATGGCGTACTGCCCGAGCTGCTTTGTCCAGTCCCGAAGCCCCCTGTCAATCAGCCTGTTCCTGTCCTGCGATACTTCCAGCTGTTCGGCGAGCCTGTACGCTTTCCGCTCCGCCTCGCTTGTAAACCTGTACAGTGTTACGAAGTCCGTCTGGTCGAGGATCTTGTCCACCCACTTCATGGTAATGGCTTCGTCTGCCATCTTCTGGGCTTTCTTCATATCCTCGCCGAGCATTATCATGGCAAGGATGTACGCCTCGAACGCAACCTCATAGTACCGCCTGCGTGCCTTCTTCACGCTCGTCCTGTACACTGTCACGACCGTGCGGATGATGTTTACCCTTTCCCACTTCGCCATCTTCAGCTGACCGAACGCTTCCACGCTCTCACGGTCCATTGCCTTGATAGCCTTGTCACACGGCTGGTAGTAGTTCAGTTCGCTTCTTTTCATGCTCACCGCCTGAACCCGATGCCGTTATCACGCCGTGCCTTGTTGGCGCAGGACAGGGAGTCGTAAATCTGCTTGTCATCGTGCTTTTGGAATCTCTTCCCGCACACGGGGCAGATTGCCCACTTGCCCTGTGACGAACCGCTCCCGCCTCCTCCACCACCGGAGGATTCTTCATCACCCGCAGCCGCTACGGCTTCCGGGCTTGTCGGGTTCACGGTGTCGTTCTCGTCAAGTGGCAGGCCTTCCGTAACGCCGTTCAGCCTGTCCAGTTCATCAGCCAGTTTCTGCTGATAATCGTCATATATAATGGCGTCGCTCTCAGGATCCCTGCTCAGATGGCTGAATGTGAACGCCTGGATTGCAGGCATACCGCTCGTCCTCAGCGTGCTGAAGCTTTGTGTCTTCACGAGCAGGTCCTCGTAACTCTGCCGCCAGAACTTCGGCTCAAGGTCGGAAATCTTCAGCCCTTCAAGCACATTGCGCTGGTCACATATCTTCAGCACGACCTTGAGGAACTCCGTTTCCGCAGCCTTCCACATTGCCTGTGTTTCCTGCATCCGCGCCTCGGCATCCCACCAGCCGTTTTTCATAATGACCGCGCCGTTATTACTGCTATCGCCCGTGTTTGCGTCGCCCTGGCTCGGCATACCTACAATCCGCAGGATCTGCTGATACATATTGTCAATCAGCGTCTGCGTCTGGCTTTGGTCGAGCTGTTCATTCAGGTAGTACAGCTTACGTCCGCCGTTCGCACCCTGTGACGCAGGCAGTTTGATCGCACCAAGATCTTTCAGTTCAAGGAAGTCCTCCCTGCTGATGTCAACACCGTCGAACACCATCAGTGCCTGGATGAACTGATCCACGCCGTCAAGCCTGTTGCTCTGTGTAAGGTTAATGGCGTCCAGGAGCGGCACGACAGGCTCAAACGCACCCATATAGTTCGGGTTACACGGGTATTCAATCAGGTTGACCATTCCGAAGTTGTGCTTCTCCTTCGCAATGATCTTCATTTCCTTGTCCACACCGTTGATGACGTACTTCGTGTTCGGCGTGTAGACCGTGTACTCCGGGCTTTGGTTGTTTTCTTCCTTGAACACGTACGTGACGCCCATAAGCACACGCTTCGTGAAGTCGCTCCTGCGGACAACAAACGTGTTTTCGCTGTCGAGCACGTACATCTCGAAAGGCGCTTCGTCAAGGAACTCTTCCTGTGCGTTGTTCTGATTGTGGATGGCAAGCCTGTACGCCACGCCACAAGTAAACATCTCATGGGCCAGGGTCAGATCCTTTGTCTGCTTGCCTTCACTCAGCATCATGCTGTTGACCGCGGCAACCTTCTCTGGGATTGTAACCTCGCCTTCCGGCACTTCCTCACGTACGCCGCTCGCACGGCTCACGTACTGGATAGGCTCTCCGGCAAACTCGGAAGTCTTGAACGTCACAATCTGGTTGGCGATATTCACGACAACCTTGTTATTCACCTCGGCGTTGTAGTTCTTCTTACGGAACAGCACAGGCTGTTGCCCCCGTACATACTTCTTGAGGAAGATTTCCTCACGCCGGTTCATCTCATGAATAGGCAAAGCTTTCGTCAGCACTTCAATCACGTTCTCATCCGTGATCTCCTCAGCCGAGTTAAAGATCTGCCTTCTCCCGCGAAGGTTTTTTGACATTTCAAGATCTTCAGGCGTCAAACCGACGGTAACGTCGTAAACCTCAAGACCCATACCGCTCACCTCCGCTTCGTAAATGTAGAAAAAGACGCTGAAAACGATCTCTCGCAATCAGCGTCTTCCACTGTCCCGCTGGTGTCGGTTCCGTTCGCCCCGTAAATGTGGTCGAAAAGAAAGCGGAACAGTATCCTACGAATGCATTATATAGTGCATATCGTAGTTCTGTCAATACTAAATGTCGTATGCGTAAAAAATTTAAAACGGCCTTGAAAAAACCTGCACCTGCCCCGCAGTGAACCACTGGATATAATCTGCAAACATTGCCATACTGTCTGGCGCATCATCGTGCTTTGCTTTCCCGTTCATTGTCCAGCTGCACAGGTTGTCCATGAAGGATCTGTATTCCTTGTCTTTAATCACTGACGGATCCTTGAACAGAAACCGTTCCTTCACGTACGGAGACGCCATGACGATCTTTGTCTCTTTATTCTGCGTCGTGAATTTCGTGGTCAGTTTTGTACGCCCACCACGCCGTTTTACCTCTGCCTGCACATCCTGGGCAACCCTGCCGCCAGCACTGTTGGACTCAAACCGTCCCATATGAACATTATGTTCCAGGAGCTTTGACACAATCTCTGCTTCTACGACTTCCGGATTCGCATTGTTAAACACCACGTCTTCCACGTAGAAGTCCTGGCCGTACTGATACGCAATAGGCATAGAACAATAGTCTGCACCTTTGTCTTTTGTATCACACACGCACAAGATCGCATCAGGTTCCCTATCAGGCAGTTCAAAGTACCGTCTCAGTTCATCCGGATGATACAGCAGGCCTTCTCTCTCAATCGGCTCGTTCATGTACAGCGCGCGCCATGACACATCGTCCATAACTTTCCGCTGTTCATGGTAAAACTGCGTGCTGAATCCTACGCCAAACTGATAGTCGAAGTTGCTCTCATCATTCTCATCCAGCGCAGGCACAGCAATAAACTCAGCCCTGTTGTTTCCTTCATATTGGCGTTTAAGTCTTCCAAGTATATCTGCCACAGCCCACCTTGTCGCAACGTGAAGTTCCTTGCAATGATCTCCAATCTTTCTCTGCCGAAGGTCTGTAGTGTAGATTTCCCATAGTTTGTCCAGTCGTTCTATACTCAACGCAACCTCCAACCCACTGATTAAGTCGTCGCAATATAGCAGACGCATGGCACGATACAGACCTGCATTCCCAGAACCTATACTTGTAAACTCAAGTGTTTCAAATCTTTTTCGTTTCCCTAAATCTATCCGATAATCCTTTGCATTTGTGTTTGTAACGTTCACGTCCGGAAACACGTCATGCCACAGATATTCTCCGTTCGGATCAAATATCCTCAAGCACTCATCATATACACCACGTACAAATGCGTTACTGTGCGATCCAGTAAGATCCGGTTCTTCCGGCCATTTCCCCGCCACCCATGTCAACAGGAAAATTGCCAACGTCGATTTTCCAACACCTGGAGGCAGACTGACCCCAAGTATATCAAGTTCGTCGTCCATTAACCTTTGGAACGCATTCACAACCTTCAGAAGTTTTTTCCTCCTGGGAAGATAAAACCGCTTCCTCGGCTCTCTGTCCCGCTCAATGTACTGGCAGTATGCGTCAAAGTCCACACGTGCATCCGCAAGCAGGCTCTTGTAGTACGTGTCGTTCATTATCTCAAGAAACCGCGTGTCCTTCGGATGCGCTCTTCGGATCTCATTGCTGATCTTTCTCCGAAGTTCCTTATTTGCTTCGTGCATCCCTGGCTTCCCATTCTGTATCCCTTCATACAGAATCGAAAGAGCGTCCCTGTATATCAGCGGGTCATAAGGCCGTAACTCTATGTTCCGCCGTATAATCTTTAACTCGTCCATACCATACCTCCAGTAAAAAACGGGAACAAGCCTTTCGCTCATTCCCGCAATCATGCGTGTTCATTATTCGCTTAGTATCTCGTCCGCCTGTGACTCTCCATCATAGAACGCTTCCCATGTATCACACTTCTCCGGATCACAGCCGTCCTTGTACTCTTTGCACAAGCCCGCGTATGCACACTCGCCTTCATGCCTGTATACGTCGTCTCGCTTCCAGAAAACAGGAGCATCATTTCCCATTGCGATTGTCTCCGCCGTCCTTCCAGTAATCAACAAAGTTGTTGTACGCCTTATCCCCATCGTGCCACGCACTTACAAACAACCCTAACAGAATTACTATCAGCACAGCTAACGCAATCACGCCCGCCTTATCCCCAAGGTCTGTGCCTATCCAGTACACTATGCCTATCAGCAACAGTAACTCAAGCATCAGCACCACCTTCCTCTGTACTTTCGTTGATGCTCTCTGTCATAAGGTTCTCGTATGCTATCGCTGCCTCACGCTCACATGCGTTCACCAGTATATCATATATCGACATCCAGTCACGTATCTTCAGCACACCGTTATCATACAGTTCATTTATCCGCCTGATCAGCTGGTCACGCTTCTCTTCGTCAATCGCCTCGTTCAGTCGTTCTTCCAATCACATCACCCCAACATATTCATCAGCTTTTTCAGTTTCTCAAATACCGGCCAGTACGCAGACGCCTTCGCATCCTTCCACGCCGTGTACTCCTCGCTGAACTCCACCGCAGGCTCGCTCCCGTTCTCAGCCAGGAACGCATACAGACTGTCCTTCGATACAGTCAACTCCAGCGTGTCATACTCCTGGGCCAGCACGTACAGGATCTCACCGCCGTTATCAACCTCAGCTTCCGTTACAACCGCCCACGCACCAGGGCACGCCATGACTTCCTTCGCCTTCATTCCAATGATCTTCATTGCTTTCTCCTCCTTATTAATCATTCAGTATCGCTTCGTGCTTTCCCTGCACCCACTCATCAGTTCCTTTGATCCTGTAGTAGCCGTGGTAAAACCTCTCGTTGTTCCAGATCCCCTGCACGGTACCAATCGTGAACAGTCCGCCCTTCCGGTTTCTGTATCCGTTTGCGTTCAGTTTCTCCATCGTCCCCATCATCGTCCGCCCTGCATGCTTCTCCTCCATAATGAACTTCACTACAGGTACTTCAGATTCGTTCACTAAAAGCTGTCCGCCTGATACACGATAACCCATCGGCGCATTCCCACCAATGTACTCCCCGCGTATCTCCTTCCGCTTCCGACCGTCCGCATTCCTGATCCGCTCATGCTCCAGTTCCATCCTGCACAGCGTTTCGGAAAACCTCTCGAGTACGCTCCTGTACGCCATGTACCCCGCATACTCCTTCCATTCCGCTACAATAAGCATGCTTCCGCGCATCTGAAGCCTGCACCTGTACGCATAAAACTCAAACACGTTCCCCGTTATGTCCAGGTTCGACGCAGCAACAACAGCATCAATCTTCCTGTGACCTTTCCAACTGCCGTAAACTACGTCGCCAAAGTCGCTTACCTCCTCTCCGACCCAGTCCACAACCTCATACCCTTCATTGTCACAGTATAACTGCACAGTACGCTTCTGCTCCGCTTCGCTTCCATCCCCGTACCGTATGTATCCTACCGCCTTCTTCATACACTCACCTCCTCCAGTTTCGCTGCGGTTCTGTTTACGCCTAATATTATACCACGTTTACGGCAACTTTGCAAAATATTTTATTTCAAGTCCTTTTTTATTTTCGGGGGATTTTCAGGACGTGAACAAGGTAGGCCTTTTTTATGCTGCGGATGCTGGGAGGGGTTACGGCTCTGCCGGAACACCTCAAAAAATCCCCATGGGATGCTGAAAAAATGTAGCATCCTGGCGGGATGCTGAAAAAAAGTAGCATCATATCGATAAAAACAGAACAAAAAAGTCATGAAAAGCCCTGTAAACGCCTTGTTTCCTTTAGGTTTACGCCGTTTTGTGGTACAATATAGGCGTAGGGAATAACCGCTGAACAGACGACGCCACGGGGCGTCATGACGGAGCACGACGCAAGGCGGGTAGCACGTCGGAAAACAACCGCCCGTGATCATTGTCAAGTCAATAGAAACAATCCGCTTTACCTCACGGAAAACACGTCATGACTGAACAAGGCAAGACGGGCGACAACGTAGGCGAAAACGTCACGCAGAACAGGACGGGCGGAGGAAACGCAAAAAATCCTGTACACGTTGGGCAATGTTTGAGAATTGCGGAGCGTGTACGGGAATCAGCACGGCAGGCAAAAAACAATTATTGAAAGTGAGGAAGTAAAAAAATGGAAAGCGTAACTATCAATATTCTGTCAAAGGAAGAAATAAAAGCTTTGCGGAAATCCGATATCTCAATAACAAAAAACCTTGCGTCACATATGAATAAATGTAATCGGATTGCGTCGGCGTTAAATGCCGAAATGAAGGCGGTAAAAGACAATCTCAAAGAAAAGCACGGGGAAATTGACAACGCAATTGTCACGATTGAAAACCGCCCCGAACATTACTTTAGCAAAGAAGAATTTATCGCCGTATACGGTGAAGAAGAATATAACAGATTCTATCTATTACGGGATAAATTCTATGTGACGTTCCACTGATAAAGCCCGCCCCGCCTGCCTGCTGATTCCCGTACACGATACGGAATAAAACAAATTGAAAGTGAGGAAAAAGGCAATGGCAAAGCATGAAACACTGAAAGAAAGACGGACAAACCCGCTATATACAAACGGGTTTATATGGAGCGGAAACGGGAAATTGCTCGACTATGATTCCGACGACGGAGTAATACAATGGCGATATGCACAATTCAACGTACGGGCAATTGAAGATTGCCCGTGCAGAACAGCGGGATGTACTGCCGTCTGTTATGCGACAAAAGGCAATCATGTTTTTCCTTCTGTAAAGGCAAGCCGTGAGAAGTCGTACAATGAAAGCAGGCGGGCAGATTTTTCCGACGCCGTCGTGTATACGATTCGCACGGAAAAACAGAGCGGACGCTATAAAGACAAAATAATGGGCGTACGTATTCATGAATCGGGCGACTTTTATTCCGTGCAATATTTACGTAAATGGCTAACCGCATGGTATGAACTGAAAAACGATGAAGGTGTATGCTTTGTGTTTTATACAAAGTCTTTTCCGTTTTTCCTTATGCTTAACGACTTAGAGCGGGCAATGTTAAACGAGTTATTAGAATCGGGAAAAGTCGCTATGAATCTTTCAATAGACGACACAACAACGCCCGAACAATGGAAGGCATACGTCAAAATGCGGAAGGCATTCCCAAAGGCGAACACGTACGCCGTAACGGAACACACAAAAGAAGGCGACGACGTTTGTGATTGTGCGGATTGTGCACGTTGCGGGGCATGCAATAAAGCGACGGGAAAGCGGAAAGTCGTTGTCATCCATTCCGCTAGTAATGCGGACATGGACGTATACAGAGCGAACGTGAACAAGTGAAACGTGAACAAGCGGGGCGGGAATTCCGCCCCGCTCGAATAATGAAATGGAGGAAAGAAAAATGGAACGTTACTACTTCAACAATGAAACCGACGAAATCGAAAGCCTCGACACAATCCGCTCAGACTACTATGACCTTTTCGGCGATGATTATGACTCACTCGAGGATTATATCACCGCTTGTCAATGGTACAACAACGGAACACTGACGCCCGTTTCCGTACGGCTCGCACGGGTAAAGCGTGAACTCAACCGTAAGTTGATGCTCGCTCAGAAGTATGGCTATGACGAATATGCTGATGAACTCGCCGATCTGCTAGAGCAGATGGACGTGTTGAGTAAGTACAACAGGGAGCGGGAATAACCCGCTCCCGCCATGCATGACACCGACGACAGCGGGCGGGAATCCAGCTCGCCCGCTGAGGTCGATGCCATACGGCACGAAGAACAACAAGGAGGCATACACACATGGTATACGACTGCATCGCATCTTCCCGAAAAAAACCGAACACTATTGTCCTGTTCGGTATTGTCCGCCCCGTTTCCCCGTACAGTGAAAAGCGGGTCGGTTTCCTTGCGGAGGAGGGGCTTTCCCGCTACTGCTCCGCTCGTGACCAATACGGGAACATGTACGAACTGTACACCGACTATGATCCATGTCTGCGGGTATCGCACGCCGTCGCCCTGCTTGTCGAGGAGGTGACAGCATGACACGTTCCTATCCGTACCGCATCACGCTCCGCATGTATAGCGGACTGACCGAACGCCACTACATCGAAGCGTCCAACTATCGGGACGCATTCGATAAAGCCCACCGCTTCGCCAACCCGATAGCCTATAGCGGGAAGTATCACGGACACACCGACGGCGTGCAGTTTATCGACGTGGACAAACTGACCCGTTCCTACTGCAAAGAGCATGATATCAAACTTGAATAAGGAGGTTTATCCATGAACGCCACGATTAACGACCTCAATATCCATTCCCCGTACAGAGTGTACGACCTCGACACAGGGCACTACGTATTCTCATGGCTCGATACCAACGCATGGGGCGACATCCCGCCCGATATCGCAACCCTGCCCGTCGTTGGACTCCGTGCCATGAATGGAGTCCTGTACATCGACACCCGCACGGGAAACCGTATCGACTGACCGCACGGGGCGGGGATGCCCGCCAGGTCACCTCCGCCCCCACTCCCGTTTTCCTCGTTGACACTTACGCCATCATAGTGGTATAATTAGGCATAAACTGAAAGAGGAGGAAACCCCATGCAGAAGTACACATCATCCGCCACGAGCATCAACCGCTCGAAACTCCCCGCCGTATACGGCAGGGCGACCCTGTCCCGCACGACGCCGTTCGTCGTCGACTATGGCTGTGGGAAGTTCACCGACCACATCGACGAACACCTCCGCCGTCTGAGCAAAGTCCTCTACCCGTACGACCCGTACAATCAGCCCGACTACGTGAACCTCCACACGCTCGACTTCATTCGTTGGGCAATGGATAACCGCATCGAGGTCGACGTCGTCTGCTCGAACGTGCTGAACGTCATCGACTCCGACGGCGAGGTGTCCCGCATATGCCACGACCTCGAGCGGATTGCCACCACCACAGGCGGGACGGCATTCGTAACCGTCTACGAAGGCAACCGCTCGGGCGTCGGACGTCAGACGGGGCGTGACCAATATCAGCGGAACGCTACGCTCCGTGACTATCTCCGCTTCTTCCATAACGCCACTATCAAAAACGGAATGATTATCATCAAAGGAGGAAACTGATATGAAAATCACCAACATCCATACCGACGACGGCTACACCTTCACGCTCACGCTCGAGGACGGGACAGAGGCGACTCTGTCCCCCGCCTTGGCGGGATGCCTCAAAGAGCAGATGCTCAAGCGTGAACTCCGTGACGCCATCACGAACATCATCGATGAGGAAATCAGCTACGGCAACATCGACATGGACAAGCACGAGTATAGCCGTGATGACTTCGAGGAGGAAATCTACTGTGACCTCGAGGAGGAAATCGAATACGGCGACTACTCCGCCCTGTGCAACGACGGCGAATGGATTCGTGAGAAGATTACCGACACGGCAGACTTCTATGAACTCTGCCCCGACGAGTGAGAGGAGTGATATCATGATTCCCGTTCTCTTCATTAACTGCCTGCGTGAGCAGTTCGTCGATTGGATTATCGGCGGGCTGAAACTGTATGAAACACGTACGAGGAACACGCTCAAGAAACTGCTCGAGTCGTATCTCGGGGAGCGGATACTGATAGCGGAAACAGGGCGGGGCGACCCGCTCGTCCGCTGCTCCGCCGTCATCGATGAAGTCATAGCCGTCTATGACCAAGCCACATGGGAGGACTACCTCGGACAGACTTGGATTCCTGTTGACTCCAAGTATGATTGGAAACCTACGACTAAGGTCAAGTATCTGTATCATCTGACAGACGTCCACAAACTCGCTCGCCCGTTCCGCCTGCCGAAGTCGTGCCGGAGGCATGGGCGTGTGTGGGCTGAATATGAATGGGGGTGTGCATTATGAGTAAGAGCATCATCTCCCTGGCACGTGGCATCTCGACCCTTGGGATCGCTCGCCGTGAGCTGGACCGTGTGGAACGGCTCACGGGGGTACGCCCCGAGGATTGGCTCATGGACGTGTACGACGAGGATATCGACGAGTTCTACACGGCCGACGGCTTCGATTGGGAAGCGTTCGAGATGCACATGGGATTCATCGCAGATTCCTACATCGACTTTTTCGACGACCATCAGCGTGACCTCGTCATGGATTTATAGTCTTGCAAGTTACGTCATCATGTGATATAATATAGGCATAGATTGAAAGGAGGTATCCCGCATGGATATCAAAGTTATCAGACGCACGCCCGACCTCATCGAAATCGAGTCAGCTACCCGCACGAACAACATCACAACCGACGAACTGAATGCCCTGCTGAAGTTTAATCTGCACGAGCGACTCCGCTCGGAAGTGACCTACGTCGTCGACCACATGATTGAAGACGAGGACATCGACATGAATGACTACCCGTATTCCTATGAGGAACTGATTGACGAAATCTACATAGACTTCGAGGACAAACTCGACGCCGACGAGATCCCGTTCCCCGCTGATGACGACGTATACGACGCCGTCAGCGACCTCATCGACTTCTATGTACTGAATAAGTAAGGAGGAATCAGCAATGGCTAAACTGACGAACGTATCCTGTGTGTACACGGGCGGTGGCATCTACGTCTACACCGCCCAATTCAATGACGAGGTTTGGCTCGGCACGGACTTCGACCTCGTCGGCAGTTACGACACCCCGTGGGAAACCATCACCGACGAACTGAATTGTGATTACGATTCTCATTGGAAAGACCCGTCCGTTCCGTACCCTACATGGGGTGAGATCCTCGCCTCTGTCTACGAGAACTGCGACTCCGCTACCTACTCTGACGTCGCACGTACCATGGAGTACTACGGGGATATGCTCGGAAAGCGTATCCTTGGCGACGACGAACCCGTCAGGCAGGCACGGGACGAGCATTCCGCCCGTTTGGAAATGCTCTGCGACATCATCGAGGTGTTCGAGGACTTCCTCGACGAGAAGGGTATCGTCATCCCGAACGACGAGAAGGATCAAGATCCCGACGCTTCCAATATTTACGGCACAGATTACGGCAACCTTGAGAGCAGACTCGAATCGCTGCTCATCAGCTTTGGACTCATGAAGGAGGAGAAATAACATGGATAACATCAGAACCTACTCCGTCGGCAACGGAGAGATTACGCTCACGGCTCAGGACGCAGAGGAACTCCGCATTCTGCTTCAGTCAGATTATATGGAGTATGTCATCAATGAACTGATTGATGCCTCGCCGAAAGCATACAAGTTCTATTCCGATAAGGCTCGTCGTGCTTTCGTAAACAACATGGTTCTTCGTCGCTCCGACATGCGGGACATCGAAGGATGCTTCGAGGAAATGCTCGAGGATTCAATGCTCGAGTACGCCGAGGATCTCGGCATAAGGGGGTGACGCACATGCTCCACTCCCTTCCACGTGCATACCGCACACCATCCGGTGCAGTATATACCCCGTTCCTCCGCCTTGCTGAACGTCCGCACCTGCTCATAGCGGGTGCGACGGGAAGCGGTAAGTCCGTCGCTCTGAATGGTATCATTCATTCCATGCTGATGACTCAATCCCCGTTCAAGTGTCAGTTTGTACTCATCGACCCGAAGAAGGTGGAACTCGTGCAGTATGAATCGATCCCGCACACAGCCCGCTACGCTTCGGATCATCCCGAGATTGTCCGTGCCCTGCAATGGAGCGTGGAAGAAACTGACCGCAGATTTTCTGCCATGCAGATAGCAGGCGTCAAGGAGTACGACGGTCCGCATCTGTACGTCATCATCGACGAACTCGCCGACCTCATGGTTTCCATTAAGAAGGAAACGCTCCCGCTCCTGCAACGCCTCGCACAGATTGGACGTGCTGCCCGTGTCCATGTCATCGCCTGCACGCAGAACGTCCTGGCGGTAACAATCCCGACCGTCCTCAAGTGCAATTTCTCGACCATCCTCGGCCTGCGTACATGCAACGCACAACAATCCCGCTTCCTCATCGCATCGACAGGATGCGAGATGCTCCCCGATCCGAAGCGTGATGGCAAAGGCTATGGCTTCATTCGGGACGGGGCCGACCTCGAAAAGCTTCTCATCTATAAGTACCCCGACGACCAGGTCGACGCCGTCATCGACTGGTGGACATCCTCCTCCTGCATCGCATCATGAAAGGAGCACAGCAATGAAGAAAGAACTGAGAGAATATGCCAGGAAGATCCTGGCAGACCATGGGTGCGATGAGTTTTCATACGGCACCACATCAGGCGAACAGATTATGAGCGATCTGAAGGAAGCATACCCGGACGGCATGGACCATCCGTACATCGACGTCCTCCGCGATGAGGAAGAAGAAGCATACGAAAACCTGCCGGAGTCTATCCAGGAGTCTGAGCGCGGTGAAACGATGACCGACGCGATTGGCAACCTGGAGGATGCGATCTCTACACTGGAGGACGCTACCAGTTGCCTCAGTGACGCAAAGGGGGAATAACAATGAGTCAGAACAAGCATTACTTTATCAGACGCACATGCCTGCGGACCGGCCGCATTGACTACAAAAAGAACAAGTGTGTCGATGGGTGGGTTAACAAAAAGTCTATGTGCTGGCAGTTTTCTCTGACCGGCGCAACGGATCTCGTCAAAGAGTTTCAGCGCCACGCTGACAAAAACGGCAATTTTTATCAGTACTTCTACGACCTGGTTGAAGGTACTCTTCCCTACTCCGGCCGCGATCCACACTGCGATTAATCCTCTCTCTCTTTCTTGGCCGTCCGGATCCGTTCCGGGCGGTCTCTTTTTTATACCGTTCTTTATGTCACAAACGAGCGTTTCTGACACGTTTTTGCAAGCTGTCCGTTCCGCTCATATCGCCCGGGTGTTTTCGTATCAATATCCGTATCAAAATCATGTTGTCTAATACGTCCGTTTGTGATATAATATAACTACAGAATCATATGAAAGGTGGCAGATGCCAAGTGAAAATCGGATATGCTCGCGTGTCCACCCAGGACCAGAATCTCGACCGTCAGCTGGATAACCTCCGCGCCGCTGGCTGCGAGAGAATCTTTAACGAGAAGATGACCGGAACGAAATCAGACCGGCCGGAGTTGAAGACGATGCTTCTCACTCTGCGGCCGGGAGACGTCCTGGTAATCGATTCGTTCTCGCGCCTCAGCAGATCCACCAAAGACCTGCTGGATCTCGTAGAGAAACTGACAGCCATGGACGTCCATCTCGTCAGCCTGAAGGAAAACCTGGACACGACCACGGCGACCGGGAAACTGATGCTTACCATGTTGTCCGCGCTGTCTCAGTTCGAGCGGGATCTCATTGCCGAACGAACCATCGATGGACTGAAGGCCGCTCGTGCTCGTGGCCGGTGCGGAGGCCGGCCGGTGATCGGAACCGATAAGGACAGGAAGCAGGCGCTTGCGATGTATCGCTCAAACGCCATGACAAATCCGGAGATCGCCGAACGGTTTGGGATATCGTTGTCGACGCTGAACCGGTGGATCAGAAAGGAAAAGCAGGGGTGATCGTTCCCCTGCTTTTTTTATTTCACCTTGGAGCAACCTGTCACGTCGTAAGACTATATATATATTATTTATCCGTAATAGTAGTAATATATATACGTCACTCGTCCTCGTCTGGTATCGCTTCGATCAGACGTTGACGTGCTGTGTCCGCATCCAGCCCCTGCATCGGGTTGTTCGGTGTCACGACAACGTCCGCTACGTCCTTGTACCCGTACCAGTTCTTTGCGAGGAAGATCGCCGTGGGCGGAGATATCTTTCCGTACGTCATGTAGTCCGTCCACATTTCCTCCATAAAATTGTATGCTTTTTTAATGATGTCGCTGTGCGTATCAGCCCGTGTTACTCCTCTTACCCATTCATTCAGCGTATCCCGGCTTATTCCCAGCCAATTGCACATCCCGATGATTTGCGGACGCCGGTCGTTATCTGAGCAGAACTTGAAGTACATACCTATCCGTTCCCGAACCTGTTCGGGGTCGGAGATATCGATAGGCGGAAGATCCCACGAAGCGAGTGCCCACCGGACGAACCGTGCGTTGTCACCAGGCTGAACGTTTCCACCGTCTTCCGACAGTTCCTTCATCCAATCAGAGCCGCGGTTACGTTTCTTTTTCACGACCTGTTCTATCTGTTCGGTTGAGATTATGTTATCTTTATCACTCATTGTTCTCGCCTCCATAAGCGTACTTAATGTCCTTCCAATCGAGATCCGCGTACTGTTTTACCTCGGGCCAGAAGTGGGGTTTTGATGTCGACACGAAGTGTTTAATGATCGGATTGGTGCACGGTTCGGACACGAACGAATCAGAGTAGCGTGACGGCAGACGGCGGATGCGCATATGGCAGAGGTAATTAAGCACGTCCTGCTCGAGGTGTTCGTAGTGTTTAGTGTTAATCTCGTCGATTACTTCCTTGTCTTTACCGTCCTCGGAGAATTTCTTGAGGTTCATGAGCATGACGCCTGCGTTGAAGTACGGGCGGAGTGTGTGGTTGTGGTTGCGTACCTCTTCAACGGCAGCGAAGTAGCGGTGTGTGATATCCGTTGTCCACAGGTCGGATATATCATCGACGACGACGGTATCAGGATCCAGCCACAGGACTTTCTCGACGTAGAGCGGGAGGATGCGAGTCAGACCTGCTCGAAGGGTTGTCATAGTACCGTACCATGCCATGATATTCGGGCCGTTTGCGGGGAAGATAGTCTGGTTTGTGACGTTAATGCATTCTATCACAGGCGGGAGCGGTCCGTACTTTGACGGGAGAGTGTCGCCGTCGATGAGGAAGAAGACTTTGTCGATGTGCGTGTGATACAGCAGGGATTTTGCCGCGGACACCATCATATCGTAGACTCTGCGGTCGCCAGCGTACACGACGTAGCGTGGTTCGGGCGTGGTATGTGTGAGCCAGTACTGCACCTCACCCATATCAGACCAGTCATCGAGTCCTGCAAAGTGCTTAATGATGGTACGTTTCGGGTTGCCGGTGACATCAAACGTCTGCTTTGTGACATTGTAGTCAGGCGGAAGCGGGTCGAAACGGTTACCGCAGATTTTAACGAATGCGTCCTGCTCGGGGTAGGCGTGGTAGCGTGTGTTTACTTCTGCGATTATCTCTTCGTCCTTGCCGGATGAACGGAGTTTGTTAAGGTTCAGCATAGCCACGCCGAAGTTCGGGTACGGAATCCCGCGAAGCTGTGAACCACGAGGCTCGACGACGGCTGCGAAGTATGCGTGTGAGAGATCCCACTCCCAAAGCGGGGATATGTCAGCGCACACGATTGTGTCGACGTCGAGGATGACAGCCTTGTCCGCATCGGGGAAGATCTTTGTGAGCGCGGTCTTAAGGAGGATCATGTACGAGTACTTTGTGTTGTAGCACGGTCCGTCCTGGGGGAAGAGCGTCTGTCCTGTGACGTTGACGCATGTGACCTGTGGCGGGGTTTTAACGGGGAGTTTATCGTGCTCAATGAAGCAGTACACGTGGACATCTGGAGTGTATGCAAGCAGGGAGTTGTATGCTGCCGGAAGCACGCCGTACAGGGTCTGAGTGCAGAAGTACGACACGATTTTCTCGCCTGGTTGCGTGTGGATTACGGGAATCATGTGTTCACCTCCTCTATCAGTTTACATATGCGTTCACAGGCATGTCCGTCGAGCGATGCATCGGCTACGGTACGCAGGCAAGCCTTCTCTGTTTCAGTGAGGCCGTCGGCAGTGCGGAGCAGTGTGATGAGTTCTGCTTCCGTCCGTGCGTAGCGGGAAGAGTAGAACGCAGGGTACGGGAAGTACATACCGCGTGTCTGGAGGTAGCCTGGGTTCTTCTCGAACAGGACAACGGGCTTGCGGAGGATGTATGCATCGAACATCACGGAAGAGTAGTCGGTGATGACGACGTCTGCATCGTAGAGGTACGGGGCTGAAGGTTCGTCCCCGGGGACTGCGATGATGTGCCTGTACTGACTGTCGATAACTTTCCTCGACACGTACTGGTAGTACCACGGGTGCGGTTTGAACACGAACATCTCGTCGTCAGACAGGATACTGTCGATATAGTCAAGGTCGATGTATGGTAAAGGTGTTTCACCTTTGTCCCTGAACGTTGGCACATAGAGGTACGCACGCTTGCAGGAGAGAGGTGTGTGCCCGTCACCTTTATGTTTTCCGACGTACTGGTCAGTACGTGGCATTCCAAGCGGAAGGATCCTGTCATGTGGGACAAGCGTGCAACTCTCCCATATGCCGATTGTACCCGTTCCGGCTGACACGATGTAAGTTATCCTGTCTGCTACGGACGGGTGGTAGTACGGCGTACCTGGCTGATCCATACCGCAACACTTGCTTCCGTGGATTCCGTGACCGATGACGATGCATTTGCCGGGAGTGTAAGCTGGAAAGTCATCTATCACCATCAGGTCATACCGTCCGGATGTTACCTGTTCGCGGTAGTCGTCGTCATAGGAATGAATCAGTTGCTTGTCACCGTCGTATGCTTCATAGATGGCACGCAGGTTTTCAGCACGCTCGATTGGACGGAAGCATGAGAACAGCACAGGCTTAGGCATCGTTGTCATTCTCCTTCCGCTCGAGGAATCCGCACTCTTCCATCACGGTACGATTTGCACGGCGGATCACCATCCAAATGACCTTCGCAGGGATATTGTTCTTGAGGCTGTAGTCCTCGACGGCGTATTGGTCATCGCCCCAGCGTGTGGTGAAGTACATCTGCAGGATATCCTGATCAGACTTCACGAAGTCCTTGAGGTAGACATGATTGCAGATGGCATAGATACGTTGCTCGGGCAGTGTGAGTTTATCCCAATTGAATCCGTCACGCTGCATGGCGAAGTAAGTACGCCACATGTGGTTGGATACGCCTCTCCACCACTCAATGTTCTTCATCGGTATCACCTTCCTTCCCTTGTGCGTACTCCTCGAGCCTGTCCGCGGCTTCCGTGAGGAGTTTAAGCCTGTCCCGGGTAAGCATCCCGCCTGCTGACGCCATCAGACGCAGGCGTGAGATTATCTTATCCGTAGGCAGACGTGGTTTACTGTTCATTCGCATTCCCCCTTTGCCTGTATGCCAGGAAGTCTTTCTCCGTGTACACGTACGGCCCGATGTGACCGCATGACACACGGCTGTCACACCATATCGGATACCCGAGCTGGTTTACCCGATGGCAGAAGGCAATGTCTTCCCCTGCCCACGGGAGCGGGCTGAATGCAGGTCCGCACTCATCCCACACCGCCTTCAGCAGTTTCACGGATGTAAGCACGACGCCAAACCCGCAACCTTTTACCTTGAACAGCGTGTCCCTGGGGAAGTCATCGTAGTTGTGTATCTTCCCTATCTTTTTCCCGTTCTCATCAAGGTATGGTTCTTCGAGAACGTCATAGATTACAGGCGAGTACGGAGGCCGGCGCTTGAAGTACACACCTGTGACCATGTCTGCGTTAAGTTTGTCCATGTCTTCCATGAGCAGTTTCATGGTTGACTTCGTGAACATCATGTCCGAATCAAACCACATCACCCTGTCGTATCCCTGTGTGATAGCATTGATACTGATGAGATTCCGGCTGTCATACACGAGCGAGTTCGCCTGTTGGTTCACGAACACGTTATCACCCTTCTCAAGGTAGAGCAGGGACGTCTGAAACCCGACAGGCACGTCATCCATGCATGGGATTGCAATCATTGTCTTCATGATTTCTGTCCTTTCTGCGTGTTTTGTTACGGTGTCGCACGTTTTGTTACGGTGTCACTTTGAAATCCGTAACAAGCAAGAGCGTTGATTTATAAGGCTTACAGGATTTTTGTTACGGATGTTACGGATGTTACGGTGTGAAAATACCTATTACGCGCGCGAGCACGCGTGCCTTGAATTCGGATTTCACAAAATATACGTCCAATATATAGGGTGTATGTCCGAAAAATCCGTAACATCCGTAACAAGGTACCTCAACTCCTTATGTTTCAAGGCTTCCGCTTGTTACGAACCACCGTAACAAGCCACTAACATCCGTAACAAGGTCAGGGAAGGTCAGTCTGATAATTTATAATCGAACCATCCGCTGATGATGTTCTGCGGGTAGAAGATAATTTCGTATTTGTATTTGCTGACTTCTTTTGTTTCGATCTGCTCGACGATATACGTCGTGTCCTGCGAGAGGTGGGCATAGTTCAGAACGTATTCGCCAGGGGCCTTTTCAATGGTGATATTCAGGTCGCCGTCCTTGTCCACGTCAATGGACAGCAGGCCGGTAATCTGCATCATAGCCTTGTCCGTACGCGTGTTCATGACGGTTATCCTTCTGCGAACGTTGAACTCTTCCGCCTCACGCTTGAGGTTGTACGTGACCTTATCCGACTGCGAGCAGGCGGACATCACAAACAGGAATGCAATCAGAATTGCGAAGACCAAAGAACGTTTCATACAGAATCCTCCTATTAATTACTTCACATAAATGATTCCTTTGGCTGCGTATTGCCTTTGGAAATCATTCAGCATTCGCTGACCAAGTCTGTGCCAGCGTGCTTTCTTATATGACTTCCGATAAATCTTCCATATGATTTTGCCATATGACGTCACGATAATAACCATGTTTAGCCTCCACCAGTCGGGTAATTATTCCTGATGACCGTCACAATTGCGTAGTTATATGCACGTTCACGGGCAAGATCCTTTTCAAGTTTCAGGTTTTGCTGGATGAGTTCAGAGTTTTCAATCCTCATCTTGTTCATATCTTTCTCAAACTTATCTTCGATAAACGCCAAAGCGTCAAGCATCAGATACGAATCGCAGCTGATCTCCTTAGTTGACGAGCCATAGTACGGGCAGTTATCGCATCCGTTGTTGGATGAGTGAATGCAATGTCGCAATCCTTCGGCTACATTTTTTAATTCTCTCATGCTGTACCTCTCTTTCAGAACGGCATGTCGGGATCGTCCACTGCCACATAATCCTGATACGCCTGCTGTTCTGTCTTCTCTTCCTCCGTTGGCAGTTTGATTACAACGTGCGGGATCTGCTTTTTGTTCACCCAAACGGGCCATGTCGGGCGGTTGTTCTTATTACCCTGCCCATAGTACTGGCACTTCAGCAGGTTCTTCCGACGTGCCCAGTCCAGAAACGCACTCGGTGAGAAGCCTTTGTTCTTCACGATGTCATCGAACACGGTCTTGTTAATGAACACGTACCCGTCCTCGTACTTGCCCCACAGTTCACCGATACTGTTATCCTCTGAATCAAAACGGCGCGGGTTTGCTGCGCAGAATCCTATCAGCCACTGATAGCACCGCAGGTTCACGTCTGTTTCAGACCGGCTGACGAGGTAGCCTTTGATCTCGTCAACGGTAAGGGCGTGCTTGTCCTTGAAGATGGCTTTGGTTGCGAGTGCGTCGGCTGCAAGGAGGATGGACGCTGACAGCACCTGCTTGTCCTGCACATCCTCCTGCATAAGTTCCGTATAGAACTTCTTTTGCAGGGCCTTCAGTGCGTCTATTACGCCGTCCTTGCGGATCATCTGTATGAATTTCGGACCTGCAAATCCATAGTGTTCCTTGAGCGTATTTGCGGTCATACGTGCATCCTTGAAAAGCGGTACGCCGCCGAAGTTAACCTCGACAATACGAGCCACTGCACCACCGCCGGAGTTACCCTGGGTGATAGGCATCTCGCCTGTGGTAATGATGCATGATGACCATCGTTTCTGTGCCTGCAGTCCGCCTTCCTTTGCACCGCGTCCCTTGCTGACCCCTTCGCACAACATGTAGATAATGTCGTCAAAGGTTTTTCTGTCAGAAATGACCTGCAACTCATCAAACAAGATAGGTAAATTGCAGCAGAACGATGCGTATAACTCCTGGGATACCTTTGTCCCGGAGAATGTCTTAACGTACCGGCCAACGTCCGGATTCCCCCAAACGGAAGCGGCCAACATCAGACCGACGGTCTTGCCACATCCGGTCTCGCCCCAGAAGTGTACAAAGAAAGGCAAGCCACCCAGGATTTGGACAAGCGGGGCCGCAAAAGACGAAGCCAGTGCAATCCGCGCCGGGATAGATTCTGCCTTGCGTACTTCCTTTGCGAGATTCAGCCATGTTTCCTCATCCCCCGTTGGTTTAAACTCTGTGTACATCTTAAGGAACTCTACACTGTCCCCGTCATAGGAAACGTCGTTCACGTACGGCATGAACTGTCCGTCCTGCAACCATCCCATGTGCGATACGGAATTCTGCCTCGGCAGTGCGTCATAGTTCAGTGACTCAAGCACTCCCATGTACTTAACGACTTCCTTTGCGTTCTCAGAATTGACAGCGACGCCCTGCTTTGACAGGCCGATTATCTTCTGAGCGGAAGCGAGCATCTCCCTGGACACGGTAAGGGATTTCCATGGATCCCTTCCACGGCAGTAGGCAATCTCCAGCTTTTCCTCGAAGGTTTCGATATTGGTTACACGCTTCACAGGCATCAGTGGATGTGATATAACCTCAACGTCCGCACCCATCTCATTTGTGCGGTGAACACCGAACTCGTCTGCAAAGTAGATCCCGCACTCAAGCTGCGTAGGCTGCTTCGGGAACATGGTCTGATTGCTTCCGAGGATGGTTGCCTTCGGGGACTTTGACTCAACGTATGCGTTCCATGTCTTCATGAAACCCGTGAACTTCAGGTCTTTGGCGACGGTTTGCATCTTGTTCAGCAGTTGCTGGAGCAGGAACTTGTTGTCTTTCTGCTCATACAACCATGCATACGGACGTTCTGTCAGGAAGTCATCATACGTCCAGTTCGGGATCAACTGTGTTGCTTCTGACAATTTGTATCACCTCCCTTCAGCGGACACCAGTCTGGTGACGATTCATACATACCAAGGTTCGGAGAATACATTTTTGCGAGCGTACATTCCCTGTATATCTGTCCGCAAAAGTAATCCGTATAACAATAATTGCATCCCATACAGGAAATCACTTGTCCTGTGTCGGATGCAGTTGCGTTGTCATTCATGCTTTTTCCCCCTTACACAAGGTCTTTGATTCGTTTGTGTAGTTAGTATACTACATATTGCAGTGTTATTCAATAAATAAAAATCAGTCTACTCCGATAAACTCCAAATGCACTTCCCTGTCGATACTGCCGACGATGTGCCTCGGTACGACGGCACCAAGGGAGGAGACGTCCAGTGTATTCGGCGTGAATGTGATGCTTGCCATGTGCGGGATCGCCTTCATAAGGAACAGGTTGTTTGTCCCGGGCATCTTCAGCCGGAGGATGCACGGCGTCCTGCCGTCCAGGTCCACGTCCGCCATGTCAAAGTATGCTGTCCCACAAAAGGGACACACGACCTGCTCTATGTCCTTTGCCGATCCGCAGTTCACGCAGTTAGTCTTGCTCATTTTCCTTCTCCACATCCGATGCTGTTACATCATATATTGTTTGTAGTTCTTCTACTGGCGGGAGCTGCTTGCCGTCAACAATCATTTGTTTAAGTGCGGTTGCTACTCTTTCATTGACCACAAGTCTTTGCCTGTATGCGGAGTTGTCGAAACTGCTGGATGTTGAATAAAACGCAGAGTTCGGGTTGTAATATTTACCGTCACGTTCCCTGATCAGTTCCTCCCTGGACGTGTTGCGTTCGTAGCAGTACTCAGCAAACTTGTCCTGTGCGATCTTCAGAATCACCTTGCTGTTCTTTCCATACCGCATAAGGTTTCTATAAATCCGGTCGTCTGACAAAGAAAGCGTGAATTCAAACGGGTTTCTCCAGCCTTCGGAAATTCTCGGTTTTACCTGTTCTCCGCACAACGTGAGTTCAAGAATATCGTTATACTTATAATCATAGGACACAAACAGATAATCACTGACAACATTCAATTCTAGGTCATCCACGTCGTACTCTTCCACCCGCCTGTCCTGATCGAGCAACGAATATATATGTGCTTTACTCCTGTTGGAGAACACTTTTTCAATGCGATAATCAGAATAATCACCGGACGTCACTATATATACACGCTTCATGCTTCAGCCTCCGCCTCCTTTCCTTTTCTTTCTGCCTTTTCTGCCACCGTATGTACCGCTGTGCAGCCTTTGTATACGCTCTGCCACAGAGAATATCAAGTAATCCTTTGCGAATTTGTCTTTTTAAAGAGATCGTGAATGATAAATCCGTATTAAACGCAAGCTTGTCATACGTCACGGGCGGTTCGACTTCAACAGGATTCTGCTTAATGTCTTGAATGTTTGTGATTCCTGTGAATGGAACATAGTTACCGGACTGGTCGCGGATGTATATAACAGATGATTCGTCAAGCAAATTCGGATGCATCAGTCATCCCTCCTGTAAATGTAATGACTGAACGGACACGTATCACAGTTGCTCACAAGTTCTTCTCCGTCGATTCTGTAATCGTCCCCGAGTCCACGACATTCATAACAGTGATCGTACTCATCCCATGCGGTTTGGTTGTCCAACAGGCGCTCATACTCTTCGCACCATTCTTTCGCTTCACAGTTCTTGCAGTCGTCAATGTCCGCATAGTCATCGTCACAGTAGAATCCAGCATCCCTTACCATGGCAACCCTGTCTTCCATGTTGTCCCAGTCCATGAACGTATTGCCATGGTAATGCTTGTCCAGGGCTGGTTCCCGTACTGCCTTCAGCTGCGTATAGTCCCATTCATACTTCGGGTATTCATCAGTTCCGATGGCATAGGAGATTGCCTTGCCCCTGGTTTCAGCAAACACAACGATGGAATACGGACTGTATCCTTCCCTGTCGCTTACTTTATAGGCCTTCATAGGTTCTCCTTTCAGCACGTAACCTGTCCCATGCTCCCGAGTGTACAGTTGCAGTTTCCGCTGCCGCCGTTGTTCGGATGATTGGAACAGTTTTTACAGTTGTCAGGGACGTTTTCTTTTAAATCTGTTCCGGTCAGTGTAATGGTTTGATTTTCCGCGGCCCGCTGTTTTGTCTTGACGACAATCTTATGGCACTCCGGGCAGGAGCAGACGTATGTGTCTGTAACGGTGGAAAGATACACATACGTCAGCGATGACGACGTCGTGAAACTGGATCCTTTCTCCACATAGTATTCGTCATAGTCGGCGGTAAACTTACACCCACACTGACCGCACTCGAATTCTTCTGTCATCATGTTCTCTTTGGCTTCTTCTCCATGTTTGATGATGTTCATTACTGATCCTCCTCTCTTGGATGCTTATCCCTGAACTTATGCTTGCGGTTTTCCATGCACCATGGACAGCTTCCATGGTTTCTGCATGTACAGTCGATTGCCTTTGAACCTTTGTATGGTTTCCTGTGTTCTTTGCCGTGCTTGATGGCTTTATCAAGGCTCATATATTCATCTTTACCTGCCCTTCAATCTGTTTCATGTTCCGTACAACAGTCGGTTTCTCCGTCGTGAACCGCTTGCATTCTTTTCCCCCGTATCCTTTGTAGTCCATAAGATCATCGTACGGGAAGTACTTCTCATCCCACCTGGCTTTCTCCGTCATACGATACGTCCGGCAATATCCTTTCCGAAAGCGGGTGCATCGGAAGCAGTTGTGTTCAAGAAACCACTCGTACTCAGTACCATTGCTGAACATGGTCTTGCACTCAATCAGTTCAGCCATTCATCTTCACCGACCTTCCCATCCTTTTCCGTACAGTATTCTTGCTCCTATCCGTATAAAGAACCAACCGAACCGCATCCTTGCACCACTTACAATCCGTTTCGGAGAATTATATGTGACGGTAACTGGCATCAATCCATTGTCTGCGACCATTGAAATTGTCATTTCATGGATTCTCATTCCACTTCACCTTCCTTGAGTTTGTTCCATGCCCAATTGCCAAAGTTTCTTAATTCTAACTGGAATGCATAGAGAGAATTGCGACGTGGAAAAGCTTCATTAAACTTTAGTTCACTGTACGTTGCGCCGTCTAAAATTCTTCGTTTTGCTTTTTCTTTGAAATCTGTTCCTTTGTAATAAAATGGTTCGTACTCATCCAACAATCGTTTTATATCAGTACGAGATAGATTATTAATCATCTTTCATCACCCCGTCCGCACAGAACCAATCCGGTCTTTTATATTTGTCGTTATAAATTGCCTTAATACAGAATATGTCCTCCTTTGAATTGCGTATTCCGTAATGGCAATCCTCGCATCTGACCAGTGGCTCTTCCGAATACGTTTCAACATGCGGTTTCCCTTCAACAATTGTGATTGACCGTCTGACAATGAAATCTTTTTTCATCATCAGAATTCCCCCGCGACAGGTCGGATCGACATGATGCAGTACCCATCCATCAGTCCGAACCTTTCAGCATTCCGCAGGATGTACGTGATCTCACACTCGCAGGTATGTCCGGTATATTTCTCACCGTTCCATTCCCTGAGTACGAGGATATCGCCGACCCGGTAGTCCGCATCGTCATTCCGCAGCTCAAAGGTTTTCTGCCCTTTGTATACGGCCTTGTAATATCCGGGCAGGATCTTCTTCTCAATACGCTTGCTCATCATTCCACCTCCTTCAGCGTACCATCTTTCTCTTCAACCCAGGTCTTTTCAGCTTCGACCCGTCTGAGCATCCTGTCCATTTCGTTCAGATACTGGATCTCAGCGGCCCATAATTTGATTTGGTTGTGCTTTCCGGACTCAGTTGCGTTTCGCTTGATCGCTTCACACAGTTCGCATACTCTTGCCGAGATATGCACGCAATACGGAGAGCATCCAAGCTGTGGTTTTTCAGAATCATGAAAGTTCATGCTTATATTCCTTTCAGTCTGCTTTGTCTTTCTTCATATCCTCCGCAATGTTCCCCATGATGAACGCCACGCATGGCAGTGCGACGCCGTTGCCCCAGAGCTTGTACATTGCAGAATCAGATCCGTTCGCACCGTCGCACCACCAGTCAGGGAAACCCTGGAGGCGTGCACATTCCGTAGGTGTCAGCCTGCGAAGCACATATTTCCTGTCGTTCTCCATAATGTCATCCTCCACTATTACTATTTTCTGATCGTGCATACAGTCAAGCGTGCCAAAGGTTTTGTCATCAACAACGGAGTTGGCAAGCTGACCGTTGCCTGTTGCGTGAAACTTAATCATCACATACTCTCTTTCTATCCCCTGCCTCAGTCCGCATCCTTTATAGTAGCTTGCGTCAAGCGGAGCTGCGATACCGTCATCTGAACTGTTCATGACAAACAAGTCCTTCGCTTCCGTTCCCGCAGCTTCCGCCGTCGGCACGCATACTTGCGACGTTGTACAGTTTCCATTCTGCGAATCTGCTTTCGTAGAAGTAATAAGGACGAACGGCGTGTTGTTTCCACCCGTTCCCATCCTCGACGACAGGGTCTGAACAATGCCGTTCGGGTCTATCGTCACACGGCTGTCGTTCGGATGGTCCTCTATTGCGTAGCATTTCATTGGTTCTCCTTTAGGATCGGATTCAGATAGTTATAACTGAATCCGCCGTTGCTTTTTGCCTGCAATGTGCCTGAAACTTCCTCGTTTGTACACAGATTCCTGCAGTCAACGCTGTAGCATACACTGTGCTGTTCAATGGTATTCAATGTGTACATTGTTCCGCCGTCACTGTATCCGTTCCCCATGTGTGAAGGGCGGGCACCGTTCCCTTCCAATGCAATAACCACCATGTGTCCGCCCTGGTTGCATGCAGGATCAAGACATCGTGTGTCAAGGCACTTAGCCACATCTGTTTCATGGATACCGCTATGCGGATTTGAACTCTTCATGCTGTTGGATGACAGTGCATCTATTGTGAACACAACTGCGTGCCTGTCCTGTGTGTTCAGCGTAGGGCTTATGTTCTCGCACCATCCTTTGCCGTTCTTTGCGGATACACGGTCAACGACATTGCCTTCGATTGCGTAGCATATGGCAGGCCGGTTATCTCCCATCTCGGCACGAAGTGTACCGCATAAGTCCTCAACAAATCTGCTTTCACTGCCTTCACGCTTAACAATCCCGGGTTCAAAACAGATAACAGGCTCATGCTGATGGGACTGGGCACGGAGTGTAGATGGTATATCAGATACACTCATCACGCTCCCGCCCTGATCATTCAGCACGATTACTTTACTCTTCCTCATCGTATTCTTCTTCGGAATCTTCATCGTCGAAGTCGTCTGCGTCGTCAGTCACCGCACCATCTGAGCCAGCCACTTCCATCAGGGCGTCCCGCAACATAGGCGGAAGCGTTTTCCCACGCTTCTCTGCCCGTCGGAGGATGCCATTGCATGCCTTCGCACTCAAAGAGTATTTCTCCGGCGCGTCCACCTGCAAGATCTCCGATAAGGAACACTCGGCGGCGTCGCTGAGCGACTCCGAAGTATTGCGCATTGAGGATTCTCCAGGCAAAACTGTAGCCGTCTCCCAGTACGCACCCAGCAGGTTTCCATACCCCGTCCGCAGGTCCAGGAACTGAAACTCCTTCGTCAACGATGGAACAGAGTGACTGGAGGACTGCCTGGAAGTCTTTTCCTCCGTTGGAACTGAATGCTCCGGGGACGTTTTCCCACAGAGTGTATCGAGGAAACTTATTTGCTGTTGCATTTCGCATCTCCTTAATGATTCGTACAGCCTGGAAAAAGAGATTCGACCTTTCTCCTTCATGGATACCAGCCTGCTTTCCTGCTATCGACAAATCCTGACACGGACTGCCGAAGGTGATGATGTCAACGGGTTCAATCTCGGCACCGTTTATATTGGACACGTCGCCGAGGTGCTTCATGTTCGGGAATCTGTTCGTCGTGACACGGATCGGGAAGTCCTCAATCTCGCTTGCCCATACAGGCTCTATGCCGTACAGAGCACCCGCGAGCGGAAACCCACCGGAACCGTCGAAGAGAGATCCAAGCTTCATCTGCATCACCCCGCTACCCGCACCGGCAGGATAAGCCTGCATCCGTTGCTGCTCTTGCCCTGTATCACGCACGGTGAAACGGAGGAGTTGAACTTCATCGTCATCGACTTCTCACTGACGGAAGCAATTGTTTCCATGAGGTACTTGTGGTTGAACGCAATCTTCAGACTGTCGCCGTTGGTAGCACACTTCACGTCGGCGTCGAAGTCTGCCTGTTCACTGTTGCTCATGACCTTGATTGCGTCTTCCTGCACTTCCATCTTCACAAGGTTGTTGCTTGTATTCACGACGCTTCCGCACTTCAGTGCGTTCTGAATATCGTCAACCTCAACAAGGGATTCCGTCTTGAATTCCGTCGGAAGAATCCGCTTGTAATCCGGGAAGTCGTCCGAGAGCAGGGTGCAGGACATCAGCACACTGTCCGTGCTTGCCTGTATCCGCTTGCCGTCTGTCTTCAGCGTGATGCGTTCGCCAAGCAGCGTGCTTGTGGCTACGAGTTTCATGAACGCCCCGGGAACAACCATACGGATGTCGTCTGATTCGCATGCAACGTCCTCAACTGCCATACGGAATCCGTCAAGGGACACCATCCGCATGCCGTCGTCAGTGGATTCCATCAGCACGCCTGTCAGAACGACACGCCCCTGATCACTGGAGATGGCGTAGGAAACACTGTTGTATCCTGCCCGGAAGTCCTCTGTCTTGACCGTGCATGTCTTGCCTTCCACATATTCAAAGGCTGGGATCTTCGCCTTCACAATCGGGATGCGCGTGCGGCCCGCGCCCTTGACCGTACATACCTTGCCGTCCGTGCTGACATCCACAATGTCATTGCACATGGCACACACACGGGCGAACATCGTGCCGTCAATGCAGAAGGATTCTCCGTTACCGCCGAGCACAGGCGCGCTCATCACGGCGGAGATCTGCCCGTTTGTTCCACGGATGGAGAACAGATTGTTGTCATAGATAATCTCGATGTTCCCGAGGTTCTGTGATTTCGGATCGATGCACTGCGTCATCGTCTTCATCATCCTGCTGAGTTCAGCACTGTGAAGTTTAATGTTCATTGTATTCTCCTTACTACTTTTTGTATTATCCATGGGTACAAAAAATCAGTCGCAGGAACTGCCGATGTTTACATAGGCGTATTCGTTGTCGAACCATACGCCGTAGATCCCATACCCGCATGCCCATGCGGTGCCCTCGCCGTTGTTGCGGGTGTTGAGCATGTCGATCAGTGCTTCCACGGCTTCCTCGTGGGCCATGCTCTTCAGCTCGTTCAGTTCTCCGTCGCTGAATCCGCTGATCCGCTGGCATGACATCCCCGGCCTGCCGGATGAGATTGATTCAGTCTTCAGTCTTGCCATGTTCTGTCCTCCTTTTATACTCCTGTCCAAGGTAGTTCATTACTCCGTTCAGCAGTTCCATGGCAAGGACGTTATTACCGGATGAATCGGACGCTATACCGACATCCTTTGCGGACTGTATCCACCACTCGTCATCCTCACCAGGCGGAAAGTGCGTGTTCAGAAAGTCGAAAGCAATTCGGAATGCTTTCTGATGTGCCTTTGCGTATTCCTCGGGTGTCATCCTGTGTCACCTTCTTGTATGCTCGTCATACGACGCCTCCTTATATATGATGTGTAGTAATTATAACACAGATTGTAGTGATTTGAAACTTAAAAAAACTGTTACGTTCTGTTAATGTAGATGCTTCTGATCCGTTGGCGTTGCTCAATAATCTTTCCGACCTGCTCGCACTTTTTCAGTGCACGCCGTGAAAGCAGTTTCATGATGCTTGCGTACAGTTCAAACTCAGGAAAGTCCTTGCTTCTCTGTATTGTTGCTGTTGGTTTTACGTTGTATGATGCCTCCCATACGAGAGAGTACGGGATTTCATACTTCCTGGCAAACTCTTTCAGCGTCATGTCCAGTCAATCTCCTTCCCGCACTTGTGGCAGAACCGTGCTTTAATCTTCAGCGGGATTCTTTTTCCGCATGCCCCGCAGTACGCTTTTCCCTGCCGCCATGTCGGTTTCGCTGACGTCACTGGAAGATTCCCAAAGTTTTCTTTCGGGCAGTCGCCTGGAATCTCCATGAAATATGAATGCGGTATTGTCCTGTCACGGATGTTTTGCTGGTTTCTCATGCAGCTGGTATAAGTGCATCTGTCATCAGGGCAGAATGATATATCATCGCACCATAACCCGATAAAATTACTTGAACTCATATGTCCTCCGTTTTTATAGCCGCCTTTTAATCAGAATCTTCACGTTTTCCGTTAGCGCAAAACCAATCTTTTGAGTGCCAATTATTTCTTCCGTCACCAATACCAATCCCACAAGAACCTGCGTTTTGACTTGCACTATTCCAAATAAAGTTCTCGCAATCCTTGCACCGGATTAGTTCTGGAGCATTGTGAGCATCAAACGAATCAATCGTTTCTTGTGCTATGGCTTGAACGATGTATTCTTTCATTCATTTCACCGACCTTCCTGCCTTTAAGTGCGTAAATTGCATTGCATATTTTCCGGATGGTATTCCATCACACATGATGGATAATAATCACCGACATCTTCTGTGCCTATTTTCAAAATGACGTTTGCCGTAAACGGGTTTTTAATAATCAGAATGTCAGAGTCATCGCCCATGAAAGAACCTTTATCAGTGTGATCGCAAAATACTCTTTCAGGTTCAAATGTGTTTTTGCACGGCGTTTCAGATATTCGTAAGTCCTTCATGTAGCTTCTATATCCATCGTCTGGATCTTCTTCTGCAATATATGTCACTCCATCAAGACAGAAAAGTATATTTGTTTCCCCATCTTTCCCTTTTAAATAATCAATCCCGGAAAACATATGCTCACCTTTCAAACTTTTGAGTTCCATTACCTTTCCTCCGTTCTCGCTTATTGCATCATTTTTGCCTTTAAGTGCCTTGATCCTTTTCGTTTTTTGATGCGATTGCCCTTGCAATATTGCAAACCATGTTGTCGAGTATCACGCCAATCGCAATAACAATAATCAGTATTTGCCACCATTCCACATAATCACCGCCTTTAAGTCAGTTTCCATCATTTTCAACAATCTCATACGCCATTTTCAAACCGTTCCATTCTCCTGTCTTTTTTGCGAGTCCTTCTTCTGTTTCATATCCGGTAGGAGATACCGCAAGTTGATTGTCTGCAATATTCCGAAGTATTCGTTCTTTTGTTTTCTGTTGTTCTTTCAGCAGAGCAAGTACCGCTTTATGCATCTCAAGGACATAATCATCGCTTGAACAAAAGCATTCGTATTTGTCAACAAATTCTTCGTACTCTTTGATAACCTTCTCCTTGTCAGTCATCATCCGTCGCCACTTTCCCATCATGTCAGGACTTTCATCCCATCCTTTTTCAAGTTCAAGCTGTTCGATGCGTTCCTGTTTCTCTTTCAGCAGGGAAACCGCTGAACGGCAAAGCCACGCATAAAATCGTATTTCATCATTCGTGATTGATCTTCGTTGAGGTATTTCCCAACCACAATATTTTAGTTCGGCAAGTGCATTGCATTGCTTAAAACGTTTATTGTCATGCAATGCCTGTTCTTCTGTTAATCTCATTCCCGTTTCACCCCAAATGATTTAAAGCTTCATTTACACTCATGCAGCCACATGCTGCCCTAACTTTGTAAGCTTCATTTGTTACTGTTCCTTTTCCCCGTCAGCACAGTACCAATCCGGATCCCTGCTATAATGATCGTTCTTGTTTCCGCACAGGATATAAGATTTTTGATTCATTGCGTCAATGATTGTCGTCCCGTGCTTGCAGTTTGCACACCGAACAAGTTCACCATGGTTATCGTTCCACTCATAATCTCCGTTACCAATCTTGATATATGATTCAATAAACTCTACCTTCTTTTTATCCATCCTTCTTCTCCTCATACTTCATACAGTACATCATGCAGTCTTCCGCAAACTGCCGTGCTTCCGGCAGTAATACAACAGCTTCACAGAAGTCTTTATCCCAGTCGCCGTACGTTCTCGGTCGCTTCTCGTCACGTATATTCTCGAGCCTTTCCACAATCATGTCAGCCGTCAGTGCGAGATCGAACTGCATGCGCTCTTTCCACGCCTGGAACTCAATAGCGTTCTTTCGCCTTTGAAGGGCGATTTCCGCCTGTCTTTGTTTCGCCTTGTCAATCTTCCCGTCCAACGCCAGGCCCATGTGGAAGGTGTCGTTAAACCACGATATGGAGTCTTTAAACGACATATTGTAGTATCGCTGGACAAAAGAAAGAACGTCCCCGCCGGACTTGCACACGTGGCAGTAGTATCCACGGTTGCCTTTGTACAGTACGCAGTTAAAATCGTTTCCGTTGTGGATCGGGCACTTGCATCTGCCTCGCCGTATCTCCAGCCCGATGGCATTGCCAACGTCCTGGGCGGATATGGTGTCCTTAATGGTTTGAGCTGCTATTGTAAGGTTGTTCATAATATCCGCCTTTAAGTGCCTTTCCGTTCTCCGAAGTTACAAAACCAATCACCCAACTTGTTATACTCTGGATACATTTCACACTCCCCAAGGTTTGGACAACCATCATACTGTTTCCATGCTTTGCAGTGCTTACATTGAACAACTTCTTTTAATGGACACCATTCCGGTCTGCTTTGGTTGAAGTCTTTCACATCATTTTCACCCCATCCTCTGCCATCGCAAGGAATTGCACACATCAGATATTCATTACAGGCAGGACAATCAATGCAGTTCTTTGGCATCTGCATATCAATCTGTATCATTTAATCACCACCTTTAAATGTGAGCATATCCGACCCAGCCGCACTCACATTCATACTGATATTGTGCAGGATGTGAAGTCAGAACAATGTCGTTTCGTCTCCAAATCTTCTTGCCACACTTTGGGCATTCAACATCAACTTGCGTTTTGTGTTGCCATTCTTCTGGTTTTATAGGCATTTGTTTTTCGTACTGTTCCCATCTCATTCACTTCACCGACCTTCCTTGCGTTCTCCGTCAGCGCAAAACCAATCGTCATTGGTAAAAATGGAATTGAACGGGCAATGTCCATTTGATTGTTCCCAATGCTTACAATCCTTGCACCGGACTATCTGCGGTCTGCTTTCAACAAATGCCTTTACATCTTCGACCAGTCCTATAGGAGTCATGTACTGTCCAATGTCTTCAATATGCTGAAGAAGGTTTCTGACGGTTTCATTCAGATTGTCTATTGTTTCTTTCTGCTCTTTCAGCAGTTCAAGGGCATCACGAACAAGAAGTGCACAATTTGGCATTATTTCATCAAGAACCATTGCCAATCGTTCAAGGCGTTCGTTCAATAATTCCGGTTCTGTTATCATAATTCACCCCTGATTTATATCGTCATTGTTGCACTTTAATCAGTTCGCTTTATCATTCCATTAATAGTATTTTTGATTTCGTCCATGTTTTTTATTGCTATATCTTCGGCGGTTGTAAATCCATAATTATACGCAGCACGCATCTGAAAGCATTCTCTTAAATCTACTTCTGTGCATTTCCTTACAGCACACATACAAACCTCATCTTCTTCGCATCTTATCGGACAATTTGACACCCTTGGTAGTTCAGCCATACTCTCACCTCACTTAAAGCTTCAATTCCATATGTCCGTCGATTCGACGACGTTAACTACAGCATATACGTCCTGCGGGTAATCGCTTTCCCCGGTGGACCGTGGCACCGTGTAATACGTAATCAGATTTTCTTCAAGCATCTTGTTGATAAGCTTTGCAGCCAGTTCGTTTTTCAGCCATGACTCAGGCGGTTGCCTGTGCGGATCACTGATGCAGTACCCGGCTTTTATCTTTTTTATATGTGCATTGTTTACATGTACAACAGGCCTGCTGTATTTTAATACTTCTTCCTTTGTGTGTCCGCCCAATAAATGAATGAGCCTGTCTTTTATCTTCATTTTGCGACACCTTTCACTTTGCCTTCGATCATCCTGTATACTGCAAGTCCTGCGATCATTGTTGTGGCGTCTGCAGCAAACGCCACAGTGTTTTTCGGTATTTTGACCACGAGAGGGATACTGTACAGATAGCATTCGATTGACGTCTTAACAAGAATCATTCCAATGCCAACAGCAAACATGATAGCAGTGCATTTCGCAATCGTGTGGACATTCTTATGCAACGTTCCTGCGGCAATCAGACCAATGGCAAGGTTCGCAAGCACCCAGCTGATCGAGAATCCGTACGCGGAGAACAAAATGCTCTCCAACGCGCACCCGATCACACCAACGACCGTACCGTATATACCGTACATACACAGGGCAACCGTAAACACGATGTACCCAAGATCTACCATGATATTGCTGAACAAAGTAAACTTCAGGAATGCGCTGAGTACGACGTACAACGCTGTAAGCATGCCGAGGATCGCAATCATCCGTGTTTTACTTTTCATTTTTCAATCTCCGCCCCCATCTTCCGGTAACTCGTACACCGCTTCTTATATGCTCCCATACAGAACCCGATTGCGTCGTCAACAAAGTCATATACAATGGGTGTTTCCTTCCCTGGGTTCGTCCTGCGTACACGTCCGACGGCCTGTGTGATGATTGCACTGTACTTGCACGGAGACGCAAGGAACAACCGGTCAAGGCACGGGACGTCAAGCCCTTCCTTTGCAAGCGAGTACGATGCAAACAGATACTTCTTCTTTCCTGTCCGCATGTCTTCCAGGGCCTGTGCCCTGGCCAGCTTTGCTTTCTTGCTCTGCATCTTACCGTTGATGAATACGCTGTCGGCAATCATCTCGTCCGGCAGCATGTTCATAATCTCTTCCAGCTGTGCAAGCCGGTCCGACAGGATCAGGCAGCTATGCCCGCTTTCGCTTTCAATGGCGTTCACAATCATCTTGTTCCGATACCAGTCTGTCGTAAGGCTTTCGATCAGCTTTACATAGTTAATCGTGCCGTCGTCGTTCAGGCAATCGTCGTCAATATCGCAGTCCGTGTACACGGTCCGCACCTTCACGTCCATCACCCTGTCAGCAACGTCACTGTCCGGCACTGTGTACGCAATCTTCCCTATTAAGGCGAACGTTGCGCGTATTAATCCATCCGAACGTTCGGGGGTTGCGGTTAATCCGTACTTGTGCCGTGCGGCCAGGTGGTTCAGCACCTTCTCATATCGGGTGAATGTCGTTGCGGAACTGCTGACCCTGTGGCACTCGTCCACAATCACAACGTCCCAGTAATCACGGTAGTATGTCAGATCCAGGTTAGCCATCGTCTGCACTGTTGCAAACGTAACGCCGACGCCGACGTTCACCTTACCTTCCGTGATTGTCCCTATCAGTTCCGGGTCGATAAACTGCAGTGCACGGTCCATGCTCTGCTTCAGAAGATCCTGCGTATGGCATAGCCACAGTGCACGCCTCCGCAGTCCTTTGATTATGGCAATCCCCATCTGCGTCTTTCCGCTTCCTGTCGTTGCCTTGAGGATGCCGTACTTGGCGGAGATCATAGCAGAAACGGCTGCCATCTGATAGTCGTACAGGTTCATGCTCTTGCTTCCGTAGTTGATGATGCTGTCCTGTCGGAAGTCGCAGTCAATACGTGTACCACGGAGCATGGGCATGATCTCTCTGCATATACCGAATGGAAGGATTAATGTCCCGCCGTTCCACTCGTACATCTGAAGTTCACGTGGCGTCCTGCCTGTCCAGAATCCCATCCGCTGCTTCTTCTCAAACTCTGGGTTCGGGAACTTCAGATTCTCTTTCGCCCACCTGGAGATTTCAATCGATGGATCCTCAATGTATATCCTGTTTGCTATCTTTGTATTCATGTGTCCTCCGCCCATGTGTTGCTGGAGTCAAGCCATGCTTCCAGCGACCATGTTCCCGTCCGGATATCATCCTCTGTCAGTTTCTTTTTGCCCCTGTTCCTCAGCGTTTCACACCGCTCAAGGGAGATCATCCATATTGATTCATCCGGAAGTTTCAGTGCAAAGTAACTCAGTTCACCGCACTTGCGGAAGAATGTCTTCATTGCCGACCGCTGGTTGTCTTCAATCCGGTCAAAAGAGAAAAAGCCATTGTCGCACACCTTGCAATCAATCAGCGTATGATATCTGCCCTTCACGGCGATGATATCCGCAGGCTGACCGGACTTGTTCTGCTGCATCACATGCACCCAGAACCCGTGCTCCGCAAGGATATGGCTCAGATCCTGCTCGAACCTTCCGCCGACGGATCTGTTGTCTGTCTTCTGCATTCAGCTTCTCCTTTCGTAATCGTCTCCGGATGGCGTCTCACTGTCCGCCTTAATCCGGAGGAAACTGGTGATGCGGGTGAGGACTCGAACCTCACACGAGCCGGTACCTGCTCAGGTTAGTGGGATTTGAACCGCTGTGCCGAATCCTACCATCAGTCTTTAACTAATCGGCTTTCCAAACATTTCCCCGCGTCTGCCGTTCCGCCACCGCATCGTGCTACCGTTTAGAATGGAAGGCTTTCGGAATCGATGTCCACAACCGTTCCGCCACTCGGATCAGCAGCCGGAGCATGAGCATTCTGCTGCTCGTTTCCGTTTCCGGACGACAGGAACTCCACGTCGTTTGCGTACACTTCCAGGCTCGCTTTCGGCGTCCCGTCCTGTCCGCTGAACGCGTGAACGGATACGCTTCCGGTCACGCCAACCTTCCGTCCCTTGGTGAGAAACTTCTGGCATACTTCTCCGGTCTTTCCCCAGGCTGACACCCGGAAGAAGTCGGCTACGGTGTTCCCGTCCTTGTCCCTCTGCCTGCGGTTGACGGCAACCGTGAAATTGCACACGGTCTTGTTGTCATTGGTCGTGCGGGATTCAGGATCACGCACGAGGTTTCCGATAATGGTGAGTGAGTTCATATACATTCCTCCTTATTCTGCATCTGCCATCAGCTGGGCAGCCAGGTCGTCCTGTGATTCCTCGGCGGGCGCTTCAGCCTTTGCCTTTGCGTCCAGGTCTGCCTGTGCTTTCTTACCGCACTCGATGCACAGGCACTTGCCGTAGCGTTCCTTGTTCTTGTTGGCGACGAACTCCGGTCCGTACTGCCCCATGCCCTTGATAATCTTTCCGCAGGACTCGCACTTGATATCAGGCACCTTTGTATCGGTCACCTTGTTCTTCACACGCACAGCGTCGGTTATATCGCCAAACGCTTTTACCTGCTTGACACACATGGTGATCTTCTTTCCGGCCCAGTTCTCAATGTACGGCGTGTTGTACAGCTTGCTGATCGTCTTGCAGTTCGTCTTGTTCAGGATCAGCGGCTTCAGGTTCTTCTCCTTGAAGTGGCAGACGATGCAATCCTCGCTCTTTCCGTCTGCGTTCATCACACTCTCGGACACGACGTGGTCAATCGTGCCGGTCTTTTCCTCACCCTGCTCAAAGGCGTACGCGCCAAGGTAGTTGGGGTTTGTGAGTTTCTTCCAATGTGTCATGTTCATTCCTCCTCTTCATCCATATCTACCCATGCTGGGAGTTCTGTCCAGTTATAGCCACCGTTAATTGGAAGATATCCTGGATATTCATCGAGTTCCTTGCAGGTATGCAGGCGACCGAGCAGGGTATGGAACTGCTTCACGCCGTACTCCATAACCTCGGGACTCACCTGCACGATGTTGATGCTGTACGGGGCCTTCTTCTCCTGCACCACGAAGATGAACCCTGGGCGGTACGGGAGATGGTATCCGATCATCACGGCTTCCGTGTACATCGCAGCCTGCAGGCTGTACCCGAACTTCATGATTGAGCGGTTGAACGCTTCCGTTTCAGCACACTGAGCGGTCTTGTAATCCACCACATATAACCTTCCGTCGAGTCCTTTAATCAGCCTGTCAAGCTTTACCTTGCACTTCTCTCCGGTCTCACCGTCCGTCCAGAAGAACGGTGCTTCCGTCGCACCTTCGCCCCTGATCAGGTCGTTTGCGAGCGAGCACTTCTCGAGTGCTTCCTCCATGTCTTTCATCACGGCTGCGTCGTCGGCACTGATAATGGTCTTGCCTTCGTTCTCTTCCATGAATGTTTTCCACATCAGCTTGCCGTCGCTCGTCCGCCTGTCGCACACCGGGGCGACTGCGTACTCATCGCCGAAGTCTGCGGGTTCGAGGATCATCTTGTGGCAGGCAGACCCGAACACGAGCGTCGGTGTCGGCTCAAGCGGATGCTCCGTGAACCACTTGTACTTCTCGGGGGAATCGTTCATCTTCCACAGGTCGGACCGGCGGACGCCTTCCGCCTCGTTGTACTCTTTCTCTGTCATGTGCTGTACCTCAATCTCTGCTTGGGCAAAGTATTCCTCCAGAAATTTAATCGTCTTCTTTCCGATCCATCTCAAATGATGTTCGCTGAAGAACCCGCTGGCGACATACTCGCCGAGTTCCTCTTCCGTTACTTCCCTGGGCGAGCTATGCTCGAACCTGTTTACGTAGCGGAACAATGCACTCATCGCCCTGGTCAGCATCTTCTTCTCGGATACGGACAGTTCAGTCCCTTTCATCTTTTACGTTCTCCTTTTCTTCGTTCAATGGCGGAAGCTTAATTGTTACCATGTGCTTCCGCACCCACCAGTTTGCGTACATAAACATTGCCACCGCACCGGATATCCATCCGGCGATGAAAAACCATATCATTCCTCTTCCTCACGCTCCCGTTTCATCAGTTCGTCAATCGTCATGTCGCCGAACTTTTTCATCCAATCTTCCACTTCTTTCTTTTTGTCGAACTCGCTTTTCATACGGAAGATATCAATCAGAACGTGAGTGTACAGTGCACACTCAATCTCCGTTCCTTCAGCGACAATGACCTCAAACACTTTTAACTTCATAACGTTTTCTCCTTACTACTTTTAGTAGTTATAATGGGGATTTAAAAACGGCTGTCCCCGACCGTCCGGCATAGTTCCCCTTTCCATTGTGTTCCACCTGATGAAGAAGGTCCGTATCGGAAGAAGTAAGTCAGTACGAAACTTTTTGAGAGGAACACATGGGGAGGATTACCATGTTCAGGCTTATAGCCTTTGCCCGTATGATTATCGGCTGCCGCCGATTCACTTCTTTGCCCCGTGATGCGGATTCCACAGGTTTCTGCCGTAACGCTGGCTTCTCCAAATCGCTTTCCGCTTTGCGTCACTTATGATGACAGTGCTGTCCGCCTCACGCTTCGCTTCCTTCTTCTTTTCCTCCTTTGCTTTCCATGCTTTGAACTGTTCACACCTGTCGTGGCATCCTGTTCCAGGCTTTCGTTCCGTGCATTTCTTGCACGGGCATCCGTTGTCGTAACCGCCCCAAACACTTCCGCTCAATTCGCCCACTCTCCCAAATTGTACGGGCATAGCATCCCGTCATGATAATTATCCAATGGAAGGAGCACCGTCAGCAGCTGGAACAGTCCGCACTTCTCGCATTCCTCGTCGCTGTCCATGCAGTCCCTGCACTTTGTCCGTGCAAAATCGACAAGCTCCTTGAACTCTTTCTTCTGCATGACGATGCTTGTCTTGCACGGGGCCGCCTTCGGACTGAGCCGGATCTCGAAGTCCTGTGCAGTGTTCTGCAGATTCAACCGTTGGTTCAGCGGGATCGTTACCCGCAGTTCGTTCAGCAGTGCGTCCGCTTTCCCGGATACTTCGTTCAGCCTGTCTGCTCCGTTGTCAATCATGCCGAGCCTGTCAGACAGATCCGTCTTCAGATCTTCAAGGATTGTGCACGCATATGCCAGGACAATCATCGCCATCTTTTCGGATCGTGTTATCCGCACTGCGTCATCCCGGGAAGGAGAAAGCATTTCCCTTGTAATCCGCATTCCATCACTCTCCTTCCAACTCAAGATACTTTGTCTGAACATACCCGCAGTTGGTAACGCACCACTCGTCACTCCACCAATATACCTTAACGGATGCCAGAGGTTTTAACCATCTCGTACGTCTGCCCTTCACATACTTCCTTGCAGCAAGCCTTCCCTTGCTGACAATCACGGCAGACTGGTTCGTCCTTATCGGCTCATCATATACAAGATACCCTGCGAATACCCATCCGTCCGACTCAAGACCCGTATCCACAATATGCCTGTACCCGTTTCGTTTCTTTCCGTCAAGATGCACCGTATCGCCGGACTCGAGTCTTCCGATTGGCTCGCCGTTCCGGTTCGGGAACGGGCGGACGTTCACGTAGTCAGCGCACAGAACGTACGCCTCTGTCGTGTCGTCCGACCGCTCCGCAAACCCGACGCTCTGATAAAACCAAATGACGGCAAGGATGACCGCAATCAGTACGATGATTTCCGCAACGGTTTTACAGATTCTCTTCATGCAGATTCCTCTTTCATCAGTTCGTCGATGGCATTCATAACCCCGGCGAGTTCTGTCAGCGTGCAGTACTTTGTCTTGAACGAAAGCAGTTCGCGCTTTGCGACTTCGAGCAGGCGGTCACGCTTTGCCTCGTCGCTCATGATGATTTCAGTGGGGATATACTCATGCGTGCCACGCTCGATGTTGAAGTATGCCCTTACAGGTTTCGGCTCATCCTGGATATCGTGCGTGACCACAATGCTTGCGATCATGACACGGCCTGTCTGTTCCCGCCACTTCTGCGCGGCTACGGTATCGTTCCACTCGAACTCCGAATGGAGCGGTGCGTCTTCCGGCCTGCTGACCTCCACCAAATCCATAGCGGAAAGCCGTCCTTCCGCTGACAGTTGATCCATCACCGCCTTTGCGACGTTCGGATCAGTAGTAAACCTGCTTCCTTTTACCCAAGAAACTCCCAAGTGATTTCACTCCTTTCATTATTGAACCAGCCATAATCAACCAAGACCAACGCTGACGCAACTTGCCTTTCCCTGCCTGCCATAACTCGACATACACGGCCTCAACTTGAACCACCTAAGCGCAACTTACCTAGCCTGCCTAACCCCACAAAAACGCGCCAAACCTCACCGCACAACAACTTACCCCACATTGCCTGCCATGCACTGCCTTGCCGACGCCGCGCCCCGACTCGCCATTCATTACCTCACCGTACGGAACCTTGCATCACCTTGCCTGCCACGCCATACGTTACCGTTCCTTGCCGTGCCGTAGCATGCCGTGCCATACCGTACCCAACAACACCTCGCCTGCCTTACCGAATCCAAACTAACCGAGCCAATCCAAACCCTGCGCTACCGGACAATACAACAACGCACCATGCCTGCCACGCCATGCCTGTCCACACAGTACCGCACAGTACCGAGACTCAACTTGCCTGCCATACCTTAACAAACCAAGCACGGCCATAACAAACCATACCTAGACTCGCCTGCAGCAACCATACCTTGCCTGCGTTGCCGTACCGTAACGAGACACACCCTGCACAAACTAACCCAACAATACCATCCATGCCCACCCATGCCTGCCTTTATCAGACGCCTTCCACATGGAACATGCCGTACTGACCGTCACGCTCTGGACGCCACTCGCCGATTCCGCAGATATATCCGCCTGCGTTCAGCATCGTCAGGATCTGGTCAATGCTCTTGTCGCCGTTCTCGTTGAAGGAAAGGGTGAACTCTGCGGACCAGTTATCAAACTCGCCACGGTAGCGGATATCAGCACTGCCCATTCCGACCTTCACCATGTCGCGGCGCATCGTCAGCCGTTCATACTGAATCTCAATCATGGGTTCCGGATGGAACACGTTCGGGATAATGTCGATCTGCTTCTGATCGTCGGAGATTTCGAGGTCGCCTGCATAGTATCCGTTCACATCCGGCTCGATGAAGAACGCACCGCGCAGGCTCATCTTGTCCTTGCTCCATCCCATGCGGAACGCAGCCGAGATAGCCGCCTGCTTCAGTCCTGTCAGCGGGAATCCGAACCGTGCGCCGTTGGCAATCGCCTTGTCCAGGGATTCCTTCGTGATCTCATCCGGCATCTTGTCGAGCCAGTACATGCTGGACGCAAAGTCCTCGTACGGATTCTTCTTCATCTTGCCGACCTTTTTAATCCCCATCTCCTTCTCGAGGATCTCACGCTGGGCCTTCACATCCCAGCAGTGTGTAATCAGCGGGGAATCGCCGACGATGCGTACCTTGACCAGCTTCTTCTTAATCGGTTCAATCTTGATAATCTCTTTCGCCTGTGCCATAATCATTCTCACTTTCTCTGCATATGCAGCCTTGATTTTTTTATTCGTTGTGCTTTACAATCTGATTGAATAAGTTTTCCTTTGGAACTGTTGACTGTTTGCGGCGGTCAGCAGTTTTTATTTACGGCAATCAATCGCATCCACTTCCTTTCCACACAATCATCGGCGTCATGCCCTTTGCCCATGCAATGAATCCTTCGCGGGGAATGCAGTAACTGTGCCCCGCCTTGCAGATCGGAAAGCCGAGATACTTCGGCTTGCGTTCCGCCTGGTCACGGATCGTCTGTGGATCCTTTCCGAGGAACTCCGCAACTGTCTTCACGGTCAGCGTGTTGCATGTCATCTCTTCAATGTCTTTCAGTGTCACGACCAGTCACCTTCCGGTGTCATGTATCCGCCATTCCGCCTGTACATGTCTGCAATTTCTTCCACTTCAAACGTGTGCGGTTTCGGCTGAACTGGATGATGCTTTTCATACTCGGCATAGAGCATCTTCACCCTGCGTTCTTCGGAAAGGATCGGAGCGTGCATGACAATGTAGGTCGTGCTTTCCTCGAACGTCTGCGTATGCTCCCCGATAAGGAAGTAAATCCCGTCAAGGATGTCACCCCAGATATCGAACCACGGCTGGTCATCCACGCCGATCTCAAGGTACTTTTCCTGCATTGCCTTTGTCTTCATTCCCGCACGTACCATCCGCAATAATGCGTCTTTGATTTCCTTCATCTTTACTCTCCTTATTCTGCGTCCCAATACTGTTTGTACTTATCATCTGTACAAAAAATAGACCCCACAGAAACGCCGTAATAATCGGCAAGTTTCTGCATGTTCCTGCCGGACGGTTTGCGTTGCCCTTCCTCGTACGCCTGAAGCGTACTGTATGGGATGCCGGTTTCTTTTGAAACACCCGTCCTCGTACGGATTCCGCGCAGCGTCCGCAATCGCTTCCCTGCTTCCGCCGTATCGAATTGTCTGTTTTCCAAGGAATCACCTCCTTCTCAATTTCACTGTGCTTATATTATACTACAGATTTTCCGAAATGGAATACTTAAAGTCTTAACATTCTGTTACAAAAGTGTTGTAATTTACTACACTTTATGGTATCATTAGGCGCAGGACGAATAGAAATATCAAATATAAGGAGGATAAATCATGTCAACATTCGGGGAAAACCTTCGCAACCTACGAAAGTCAAGAGGATACTCGCAGGACAAATTTGCGCAGGTCATCGGATCAAACCAGGCGAACGTCACCGCATGGGAACGCGGCACTCGGATGCCAGGGATTCCGACAATCAAACATATCGCAGACATATTCAAGGTTCCCGTTTCATCTTTGATTGCACTTGAGGATTCCGGCATGAAAGACGATTACGCACACGAGGTTGCGGACATGCTCCATCAGAATCCAAAGTTCTGTATGCTTTTCGACCGTGCAAAGTACCTCTCTCAGTCTGACATTGACGCCGTCCTTTCCGTTGTGGACGCAATCACAAGGGAGCGCGTATCGGATGAATGATGTTCACGTTATCCTTATGGATCTTCCTGTACGCATCCATGGTTTTGTCTGCCTTGGTTCTGATTATAACCCATGCATTGTTATTAATTCAAGGCTCACTTTTGAGCAACAGCAGAAAACTTTCCGACATGAGATGGACCATATCCTCTCAGGTCAGATGGATGATGAAAATTATTTTGAGTATGGAGACCCCGCATGAGAAAGACAAAAACACGCGGCAACGGGCAGGGCTGTGCGTACCGCCGGAGAAAAAAGGACGGCACGCTTTATCCGACATGGACGGCATCTGTCACCATCGACTGGCGCTATCCGAAGGATCCTTCCAAACCGCGTATCCCGATCAAGCGCACAAAGGCAGGCTTCGCAACCAAAAAGGAAGCACTTGCCTATTGCCCTGTTCTCCTTGCCGGGAACTACGCAAAGCCGAAGCAGGCCCCGCGCCTGTCAGATTACTGGCGGACGTATTCCGAAAACGGCCTGACAAAGATCGGAAAGTCGAAACAAAGCGCCTACAAGACTGCATGGAACAAACTCAAACCAATCCACGACGCCCGCATCAACACCCTTACGCTGGACATATTGCAGGAAACCGTCGTCACCGTCGCAACCACTCATTACACCCAGAAGGACTGCCGGACGGTTCTGACAAAACTCTTTGAGCGAGGGTATGCTGACGGATACTGCCAAAGAGATCTGCCTTCGCTGATAGAGATCGATTCGCTTGAGGAAAAGGAACAAACCCCGTTCAACAAAGAGGAACAAAAAGCACTCTGGCATGCGTATGAAAACGGCAACCTTGACGCTGGCATTCCGCTGCTCATGATATACACCGGCATGATGCCGGGGGAAGCGCAGCTCCTGAAGGTCGAACACATTGACCTGAAAAACAAAACCATGTTCGGTATGAACCTGAAAACAAAAGTCCGCAAAAAGACACCGGTTGTCATTGCAGACTGCCTTCTCCCTGTCGTCGAGGATCTGATCTCCAGCGCACAGAAGTCAGGATTCATCTGGGCACGGAATGAAACAAGATGGTATGAAAGATACTATGCGGTTCTGAGCGCTTCCGGATGCCGTAAATTAACCCCGTATTCCTGTCGGCACACGACGGCCACCGCCCTGGCTGTAGATGCAAAGATCGCGCCACAGACCATCAAGCGGGTCATGCGCTGGTCCACCTCAAAGATGCTTGACAAATACGCCCATCCGCAGATGAATGACGCTTTGGAAGCCGTCAACAAAATCAAGAAAAAAGGATAGCCTGTATTACCGACGCACAACCGACACTGAACCGTACACCCCTTGATTTTACTGCATTGATGCAACCCCTGCTAAGGGAGTAGTGTCAGTGATGGCAGCCCGGGTTCAAATCCCGGCTTCTCCGCTCAGACCCGCAATCCATAAGCGATTGCGGGTTTTGTTATGCCGTAGTGCTTCCAATACAAATTGTCGTAAATTGCGAGAAGTGGCGATCTACTGCCGACACAACTACCGACACGGCAGACTGATTCGCCGATGTGCTACTACCGACAATTACATATTGTATTGCTTTCATTGACTATTGTAGTATCATCCGATATAATTGTCTTATCAATAACGGGAGGAGAATATGAATGCCTAAACTCGACCTCATTGTAACCCACTACAATGAACCTTGGGAAACAGGCGAAAAATTCTACGACATGCTATGCCTTCAGCGTGGCATAAATCACTCTGATGTCCGCATCATCATCGTCCAGGACGGCCCAGAAGGAACTCTGCCATGGGAAGATCACCTTGCGCCATACCCGTTTAAATTCAAAATAAAGACGATTCCGCACGGCGGAGTGTCAAGGGCAAGGAATACAGGACTGGAGATGTCGGACGCAGAATGGGTCATGTTTTGTGACTTTGACGATACATTCTCGTCAATCCATTCCCTGCGAAAATTCTTCGAGAACATGAACGATTGCTCCGACCTGGTTTTCTCGCACATCTGCGGTGAGGAAGGAAGCGGTCGCACGTACTGTCTTGAACTGTATCAGGACAACGACGTCTTTATTCACGGAAAGATCTTTCGCCGTGAGTTCCTTATGCAGAATGAACTCCGATTTGAGCCGGACATAACCTTTTCCGAGGACACACTGTTCTGCAAGGTTGTCGATGTTGTAATCAACAAAGCAAGGAAGCGTGAGATCCCGGAAGTTCTTTACACCCGTTGCTGGTACGCTGGAAGTGTGTGCAGGGATTACGACCACAATTTCTCCAACGCCATCGGGATCTTCCGTGGGCGCAAGGCACTTGTCCGTGAGTATTACAAGCACGGATGCCTCAAAAACTATGCAGGAACAATCGTCAAGACCGTCTTCGATTACTACTATGCCATCACAAGTGGTGGATATCCGGAACCGGAATGGTTCATGGAAGACTTCTGGCAGTTCTGGCAGGAATACCATAATGAATTCTACTCTGCTGACCGTGAACTTGTTATGTACGAGCATGACCTTTCCTTCCATGAGGCCGTACACAAAGGGTTTGTTTCCATTCCATCCATCTCCTTCTGGGATTGGATTGATGAAATGGAAAAGCAATTCGGCGACAAGGAACATCCGAACACAAACACCCGCTACCCACGCATCGCCGTCTATCACGGTACCCGCAATGTGTATGCTGATATGTACACTGCACTGAAATCGCTTGTAATGCACTCCAATGTCGAGAAGGTTTATCTGCTGATTGAAGACGACGAGTTCCCGTTTGAACTGCCTGAGTGTGCGGAAACAATCAATGTATCGGATCAGCAGTACATCCTGCCGGACAGTCCGAATTACAACTGTTGCTGGACATGGATGGTTATGCTACGTGCTGCCTTCCCGAAGATTTTCCCGCAGCATGATGTTGTTCTTTCCCTTGACATCGACACCATCGTCACAAAGAACATTGACGATATATGGGACACAGACCTAACCGACGCATATTACGCCGGTGTGCGTGAAACAAGTTCGTCTGACCTGCACCGCATGACATACACAAACATGGGCGTATGCCTAATGAACCTGAAGAAACTCCGGGAAGACGGAATAGACAGCAGGATCCTCACTGAACTGAACACCGTCTTCTATCCGTACACGGAGCAGGATGTCTTCAATAAGCTTTGCCAGGGTCACATCTCCATGCTCCCGTGTGAGTACAATGTCTGTGACCATACGGCGTATAACGGTCATGAAAAAATCCGGCATCTCGCCGGATACAAGGAAAAGGATTCACGGCTCATTGACAGGTATAAACTTGAACGCTGGCCTGCCAATGTGCGGATGAAAAATAAAAAGGAGGAATCGTAAATGCCTGAACGTATCCAGCTTGTCATCGACACACTCCAGGACCTCGACATCAAATCCACCTACGACAACATGAGGAAGATCCTCGGATGCATCAATGAACTGATTGACATCAAGCGCAGTATTCCTGTCAACGAAGAGGCTGAACCGCGGATCGAGATAGTAGAAGACAAAGAAAACGGGACTGCGGAATAACCGCAGTCCCTTGATTTTATCTCCAGCCACCGTAATCGTAGCTGGGATACCGGTCGTACATCGGCGGGTAATGACCGGAATAACCGTCCATATCCCTGCTGACATACCGACCCATGCTGTCCCTGCCACGCCGGTAGGAACGACCGGATGCGTCCTTATCTTCCCATTCGGCGTCCTTCATGGCGTAGTAGGTCTCAGCACTCTTCAGTGCGTGGTACAGAACGTCAGCCCGTTCCACGTCCTGAACTGACATTTCCGGAACGTCTCCGTCGTACTTTTTGTCCAGCTTTTCCAGCTCCCTGCACATTGCCTTTTCCAGATTCTCGTAGTGTTTCATCGTTTTCTCCTTTCTCAGGCAATCCTGGATACGGTCATGTTTGCGTTCTGGACATTAATCTCTGGCGCAACACCGTCCACAATTGCTGAAGTATTCTCAACGGCGACAGTAAAGCAACATCCACGCGGCACAGTAATAATTGCCGTGCTTGTGACGTTGAAATACTCGTCAACCGCAGCAGGAGTCACAATGGCCCTGCTTGTTTGCACAGGTTCACCGTCAATGGCAAGCGAAACGCTGATCGGCGCAACAACCGTTGCGTCCTCAGGCAACGCAATATTGCCATTAAACGTCACCTGATACCTGGCAAAACAGTTGTTGGTGATTCCCCGGAGAATTAGAATCCCGCTCTGATCCCTGTGAAAAACATACCCTTTGTTACACGGAATAACCGTGTCAAGAATAATGTTCTGATTCGGCTCAACGAGCTGGATAGGGTTAAACGCAAATTCAGCCACAGTTATCACCCCTTACGCCACGAACGCGCCGTTGCACTGTCCGCCGCATGTGAAGATGGGCGTCCTGCCGTACACGGGAGTGCTTGGCACAGGGCAATTGTTCAGACGGTTGTATAGAGCGTCGACTTCATCGCTGAATCCCTGCTGAATGAAAGCGTTCTGAGCCGTCTGGGATTCGCGCAGGGTCGCCATGTTCAGCTGAGTACGGAGCTGATCGTTCTCACGCTTATAGCCGTCCAGTTCAAGCTGGCACAGTTTGTCCATCACAGTCTGCACTGTGGCGGCATTAGCCACACGGGTATTCGCGCTTTCCGTTGCAATGGTGTACTTCAGATCGGCGATGTTGCCGGACGTAGTGTTAAACCCTCCGCTGATCGCGTTCTGAAGTGCAAAGTTCTGCTGCATGTCCGCCATCTGCCTGCCGTTCGCCGCGATCTCAGCGCCGTAAAAACCGTTATTCAGAGCAGCTGTAATTCCGTTTCCGGTCTGGCAAATGTTCTGATTGATTCCGGCGATCCCAAGCTGTACGTCACCGAAACCGCTTGTAACCGCGCTCTGGATCCCGGTCAGTCCGCTCATCACGGCAGCCTGATCAAACCCGCGCTGTACATCATTGTTGCTGTTCGCCTGTCCGGCCATCATCCACGGGAAAGCGCCGTTGCCCATGCCACCGAAACCGCCAAAGTTTCCGCCCCAGCCACACAGGACGATCAGGAGCAGGATAAAACCCCATCCACCGCCGAAACCGCCAAACATGTCACCGCCGCCATTGCCGCCATAATACGGAGCAACAGGCATAACCATAGAATTGGAGTCTGTCATTGTCTTTGATTCCTTTCGTTTTATTTATCCTTAATCGTCTATGCGCACTCGACGAAAAGAATCAGTTTTGCATATCTGTACATATATGAAACCCATCGATTTCATATACATGTACTTGCATTAAATTATCTTCCACACATCTGCCGGGCCATCTGCACCATCTGCGGGCTGACCATCCCGCTTTGCTGCAGCCAGTTCGCCAGCATGTCCGGATCGTTCCTTACCTCTTCCGGTGCGTTCGGGAAAAATTGCTGAATCATCTGCTGTGGATTTTGCAATGTCTGAGCTAGCTGGCTGGCACGTTGCATAACGCCCTGTAAGGCCCCAAACGGCCCGTTCGCCATCGGATGGGCAGATTGTCCTGCCATGCTGTTTGTCGGGGTAAAAGCGCCCATTATTGCTTGCATAGGATTCATGTTCATTCCCCCTTCGTTGCGGTCTTTCTCACGCCGGTTCCGCTCGTCTGCATCTGACCGATAGTGTCGATCAGATCCTGCTTCATCCGCTCCAGGTCTTCCTTCCTCACGTAGTCAGTCATGTCGTGCTTCTCGTCGCCTGAGTATCCGCTCGTCTTCTCTCCGCTTTTCGCGCCTTCCAATGTGTAGTGCGCACGCTGGAGTGGGTTCGGCATGCCCATTGGGTTCGTGCTCTTGAGATAGATCACGGTATCGTTCGTGTCCCACAGCGCCACCGGCTGGTTCGCAGGCCATCCGGCAGGCAGCTGATACGCCTTCGCACCGACCTCGCCGTCCACCCAGATCATCCCGGGCGTGCCCTGCGTTGCCGTCGGCTGAGGCGTCTGTGCCTGCTGTGCGTATGTCTGCTGGTACTGCGGATACAGCTGCGATCCGATCCCGCTGCCGTATGCCCAGTTGTTCTGATAAGGTACAGGATAGTTTGCCATCTTATGTTCCTCTCTTTCTGAAGAAATATGTCGGCGTCTCTCCGCCGCTGTCCCACGCGTCTACATAGTTTCCCGAAATCACGGCGATTGCGTGCGTGCCGGTTCCGATCACGTACGTGCCGTCCGGATACCGCTTGCAGAACTCGCGCACTGTCACGCACTCCGGGCATGCGTCCGGAAGCAGGAACTTCTCAAAACCGTTCCGCTTCAGGTACATCTCCCAAAGCCAGTTCACACTCGGCATCGTGCAGTGCTCATGGCTTAACCTGCACAAATCCCAGTGCACCTCGTCCCATGTCTTCCCTGTGGCAATGGCAATGGCTCGCACCACACAGTCCGGTTCCTCACGCCTGCACGGATTCGGGTTGTCAAAAATCCACATCAGTCCTCAATCCCGCAGTCCCGGAGGATCATGTGTACGACCTCGTCGTCTTCTGGGCGCAGATCCATCAGCAACGCCGTCATAAGGATCATGGCGTAGGCTGTTTCCACGCTCGCTCCGACTTCGTTCACAATGGTTTTGATTGACCGCCTGCATTTCTTTGGGTACATAATGGTTGCGTCCATGGTCCGCACCTCCTTTTCGCTTAAAATTCTGCAATAAAAAAAGGCTTCTGACGATGTCAGAAACCTGTAAGCATATTGGCATTTTCATGGCATTTTGCCGTAAAAAAATCCCGGCGTATTTCAGCCGGGTAGGTGGCGGAATAGTTCTCGCTCACCCTTGTGCAACCGTCTCCAGACGGTCTTGTCGTCCATACCGACCTTGGATGCGATCTCCCCTATGGTGTCGCCGTCCACCAGCCGGAGGTAGAGCATCCTGCGGTCGGTCTTATCATGGATGTACTCCTTGATAAGAGCGGTAATCTGCTCGTTCCCGTACTCAGGGCGGGGCGATGCCTTTGGCACTGGCTAACTGTACGATAGCGGCGTTCATTTCTCTGATCAGGTTTACGAACGTGTTCATGCGGATGGTGTACGCAACCACAAACGTGAGTGCGAACAGCAGGGCGAACATGCATACAAACAGGGTTGAACGGTGAGCGCGTTCGTTGTCCAGGTCCTTGTGCATCATGGCGTCTTCATGGGCGAAGAAACTGATGCAGGCCGTTTCCTTTTTACTGCATGTCTTGCAGTGGTCCATGACTTCTTCTTCATTCACCGCACGCATGTTCTCTCCTGGACGGGTTTCGATGAACTTCTGCTCGCTCATGCGGTTTCCTCCGCCTTCGGGCCGCCCTGCTCAATCCGCAGTTCCCGTACAGTCGCTTCGATCATTGCGTCTACGGCGGTTGCATCAACCGTATAGCCGTTTTCTTTGAGCAAATCCACCACATACTGTTTCTTCTCCTTCCATTGTGCAGAAGTGAAAAGCTGTTCAGCTGCGTAGACTCCGACGCGGATCAGTGTAGCGAACGTGTCGTACTGCCTGTCATCCATCTTGCCTTTCAGCCAGGGGATAACGAAGCCGGTCAGTACCGCACTGATCAGGGTGATGATTGCAAGGATAATCTGGGTAAGGTCGATTGTCATGTTTATTCTCCTTTCAATAAAATTAGACACCGAACAATGAGCCGTACTCACCGTTCGGTGCCTTCGTGTTTTCTTCCGTCTTCATCATATCACAGACAATCCAAAACCGCAATTGTATTATGCGGAATACTTCATGTACGAACTCTTAATCTTCGCACTGCTCGCCTTGTAGTACTTCATGGTCGTATCCACCTTGTCATGTCCGACAAGTACGGCGACCTCCTGAATCGGCATTCCCCTGTTCAGCAGGCGGGTGATTAATGTCCTGCGGAATCTGTGCGGGTGCACGTTATGCACGCCGGACTTCTCCTCGACGCCCTTCAGCATGGCCCGCACGCCTCCGCTTGTCATCCGCTCCATCCGCTTCCCGATGAACAGAGCACAGGATCCGTCACGCCTCTGTGCAAGGTACTCTCTCAGCGTCATGATTGCAACGTCGTCAAGATAAACCATCCTGTGCTTGTTGCCCTTACCGCGTACGATGCACTCTCCGCTTTCGTAGTTGATGTCGCCCCTGTCCAGCTGGGTAACCTCGCTGATCCGGCATCCTGTGGAAAGCAGGAAGCAGATAATTGCAACGTCCCGTACAGTCTTGCAGCTGCGTTTCATCTTCTCAATATCCGCCATCGAGAAGATATCCTTCACCTTCTTTTCGCATTTAATGGGTTCGACATTAAAGGCAGGGTTCATGCGGATCATCTTCTCGTGTTCGAGCCAGGAGAAGTATGCGTTCAGAATCTGCCGTGTTCCTTCCAGTGTACTGTTTAGTACGCCCCTGTCGTGTTCGGCTTTAAGGTATGCCCGGATATGCTGCGTGTTCACTTCCCTTGTGTTCACCTTTGCCCATAGCAGGAAGCGTGTGATGATGTAGGCATAGCGGATGATAGTCTTTTCCGATCTGCCTTCAATCTTCTTCACGTTCAGGTATGCCTCGAGGCAGTCCTCGTTTGCTGTGCCGTCCATGTTTGAAATGTGGATGACGTCAAACTCGTCAAGCGTAACGGTGAACTCCCGCATCGCTTCCTCAAGGTAGTTGGCAAACATCCTCGGTTTTAAAGTTTCTTCGACCTTGTGCATCAGTAAAACTTTGTCTTGAATCGGCATATGTATGCCCTCCTTTATTTTGTTGTAGCTAATTATAACACACTTTACTACATTGTGCAATATTATTACTACAGTAATAATTAAAAAAGAAGACCGGCGCGTTGCCGGTCATTGATTTATTATTTCCGTTCAAAGTTGGTTCTCTATCTACATCCATTGACTGCCATGCTACAATGAAATCAAAAAGGAGTGAATACGCATGGGTATCAATGGTGGTCGAAATCGTAGGGGCATTGAAGGCGATCCTGCTGAAGAAGGTCTGTACATCCGGGTCAACGTTTCAATGCCACCGTCACTCATCAAACGCTTGGACAAATACATGAAGGCTGAAGATCGTCCCCGTTCATGGTGCATCCAGAAAGCGGTTGATGAATGGCTGAAGAATAAGGGTTACTGATCTTGGTAAAATCGAACAATATTTTCCATGTTTCTGCAAAATTTCTTCACGAACTTGGAAAATAATGCTGATTTTTTCCAAGTTGGCGGGATCTTCATCCCGTCTGCCGTAGTGTGTATTGTTACACACCGTTACACACTAATTATTTCCTTTAAAACCGAACCGTTACTTTGTTTTGATGACCCATAGCAGGATCAGCAGAATAACAACGTACCAATACCATGCCATTAGGTTTCACCCTGTTCCGGTTCGACTTCCTTGACATACAGTTTGCGCTCGATAACCCCGTTCTCAATCGTTCCCCACTCACAGACATCCATGTCATTGCGAGGATTATTGGGGTCAAGGACATTCGCACAATTCAGATGAAACTGCCGTTCCATCTTGTCCCTGTCGGTGTCCGTGTGATAGACGGGAGCAACAGCTGCTCCGTTGTTAACCTTTTTGCGCTCCGAATAGTACATCATGTTTGTTTACCTCTCTTTCTTTTTTACAGAAGTCGTGTAATATATGCTTCTACTGTTGTTCCTGCTTTTACCGTTCCATTTGCGGCAGACAATGCCATCCATCTAATTTTGTCAACATAATCCAATGATCTTGGGAATACGCTTGTATAGCAACTGCCATCATTTATGAGTTCCGCAGTAACAGCACACGGCAAACGTTTTATTCTCATTACTGAGCATTTCTTTGTTCCTTTGAAATACATTCCGCTCACATTGATATAACCATTATTTACTGCATCTCGAACGGTAAGATATACAAAATCATTACTTGCAAATGCTGCCTGCGTTGTATCTGATTGATATACGCTGACTACGAGTTCCTCATAAATATTCAGTTCTACATCTCCAAACGGCAAATTATCAGAACCGATGTTGCTTGCATCCTCATCAAGCGTGTATTTCAGATAGAATTTCGGTGTCCACAGCCCCAGCATCTGCTGGATTTTCAGCTTGGCATCGTCTGTGTAAACGCCTACGGCATTGGAGGAACTGCTCTGATCAGAGTTTCCTGCTACTTTGGCTAAACCGTAAAATACGGCTTTGTGCTGATTGTTTGGTGTAATAGGGAAGAACGAATCGTTTCCTGCTTTGATTTTTTGTTCACTTGCAGTTGCGATATACATAACTCCCGTATTCAATGTTTGAATGCCATAATCTTGACTTGATTTTACTAAGCCAAGCTGACCACCGCTTTGTGTAGCAATCGGAATATTTGCTACTCCGCTTGTGACAACGGAAGTCCCATCGACCTTTACATCAGACACACCTCCACCGCCGCCGCCCTGCACGGTAGTCCAGCTCCGACCACCGTTCCCGTCCGTTGTCAGCACCTGTCCGCTTGTTCCCTCAGAACTCGGCTCATTGACTTTCCCGTTAACGGCTTCCGTCAGGCTTGTGCCGCCCGTGCTGTTAGCGTTGCAACCAACGTACACATCACCGTTAAAATGACCGTTTCCGTATACATCAACGGCAAATGCGTTTGAGCGGTTATTGTTTCCGTATCCGTTACCAACTGTCAGCAAATGATTGAAATTTACATAGGCAAATGCCCATTTACTCGCATCCCATGACGAGTCTGAATTTGCTTCAATACAAATATATCCACTTCCGCTTTTTAAAACCCTGTCACCAACTGCATAGCTTGTATTTGCTGACCATGTTGGAAGTTTTGCACCCGGATTATTGTACGCACCTTCTGCATGAGAAGCATATCCTTTTGTAGTCGTTCCAACTCCTTCAGTATGTGATGCGACTCCTACTGCGTTACCATAATACAAATTGCATGATTCGTTGGACAATTCTTCTCCGAATGAAGAATCCAGCGTGATTGTATTGTTTACAGTATCTACAGATACAACATTTCTATATTCCTTTTTGCAAATTATGGTAGAATTATTATCGTCTGCCGTAACGTTTCCACTCGTAACTGTATATGTTGTTGCGTTTTCTGCGCCCGTTATAGAAATTGTTCTGCTCGGTCCAGACGAACCTTCTGCATGGGATGATTGTCCAAGAGCAACCGCACTACCTTCAGCGTGAGAAGTGCTTCCATAGGCAACTGATGTACTTCCTTCGCTATGAGAATTCTGTCCTATTGCTTTTGTTAGCAATCCTTCTGCGTGTGATATTTTTCCAAATGCAGAATTTCCTACACCGTGAGCAAAAGCAAACACATCGCTTGCATTATTTGAATAACCATAATACTCTCCGTCAAGCACGGCAGAGTTATCGGCACTTCCTTTTTTCACGGTTATTTGGCTCTTTAACTCATTAACTTCTGCCTCGATTTCGGCACTGCTTCCACCAGCAACAGCCTTCGCCAGGGCAATGATTTTACCGGTGTCACTCATCGCTTCCACCCACCTTGTGCCATTCGGAGTTAACCTCATCGAACAGGTACACATCACCGGTGTCTACCTCGAGGAACGTGCTGCCCGTTGAGATGACCTTTCCATCTTCCAGGGATGTCGGTTTCTCATCGTCTTTGGTCCCCGAATACTCCATGTAAATAACCTTATCGGTAACCACATCGTGGGCGTCGACCGTCCTTATCATGATATATCACTCTCCTTTTCCTTTCTTTTTTATTTCCTTTAACGCTGACCTTATGTTCCGATCAGGAACTCAATCGTTATGCTTGAAGCATAATTTTCCCCACTTGTTCCTGCTGACACACCACCACCTGTTGCAACAGCAAAGCACACAGAATCAAGTCCGCTTACATTTGTAGGTATATCAAACGTATAAGGACCAACACCACTTGATTGCTGATCGTAACCGGACGAAACACCCTGCACACTCCACGCACCAACATTCGT